TGGGAGACCACATTTATTATTATACGAAACAGATTTCGTTGAAAAGAGGAAAGGGGAACAAAAAAATGAGTGAATTTAAAAAAATACAAGAAAAATTAAAAGAACATTTTGAAACAATGTCAAAAGACGCAGATTTTATATACGCCGTTGACACAGAAAAAAACGAGTTGTGGGACATATATCTAAATAGTTTCCCTGAAGGAACGAATGACATATATCGTGAGAGACGAGAACATGACTGTTCTTGTTGTAAACAATTTATTAATGCTATGGGTGGAGTTGTTGGAATCACTAACGGGGAAGTAATCAGTATATGGGACTTTGAATTGAACCATGATGCATATGGACCAGTCGCGAAGGCATTGGCAAAACATGTTAAAGAAAAATTAATTAAAGATGTTTTTATTAGCAAATTCAAAAGCATTGGAACAAAAGAAAATCACGAAGACGACAATGGTAACATCGTCACATGGAACCATTTTCACTTAGATTTACTACCAAAGTTTGTCAATACAAGCAGCGATTCTATAGAAACAGTTAAAGCTAAATATAGAGACATTAAGGATGTATTCAAAAGATCCTTAGAAGAAATTTCAGAAGAGTCAGTGTTAACAGTTTTAGAATTGATTTCACAGAACTCACTTTACAAAGGTGCTGAATGGAAAACAGTTTTAGAAAATTTTCATAAATATCAAAAAGAATATAAAACTCTTAATGGAGAAGAAAGAGACGTTTATTTATGGGACAAGGCAACATCTGTTGGTGGCGTAATTGGAAAAATAAAAAATCATAGTATTGGAACTTTGTTAGTAAATGTATCTAAGAATATGGATTTAGATATAGCCGTAAAGAAATATGAAGTGATTGTCGCACCTACTAATTACAAAAGACCAAAGCCACTTTATACTAAAAAAATGCTTGAAGACGCAAAGAAAAAACTTGAAGAGTTGGGTTTCATGGATTCATTGCAGCGAAGATTCGCAATACTCGAAGATGTAAATGTCAACAATGTTCTCTTCGTAAACAGGGACGTTGAAAAGAAACTTCAAAGTAGAGACGTATTTGATGAGCTCGAAAAAGATGTTAAATTCAATCCGAAAACATTCAGCAAAGTTGAAGAAGTTCCGGTTAACGATTTCATCGAGAACATTTTACCGACAATAAAGAATATGGAAATATTCGTTGAGGGTAGACATGCTACAAATATGGTATCATTAATAGCTCCGTATAAAGCCGATAGCAAAACAATGTTTAAATGGGACAACAACTTTAGTTGGGCATATTCAGGAAACATTGCAGATTCGGATATTAAAAAGAACGTGAAGTCTGCTGGTGGAAGAGTTGATGGAGTATTAAGATTTTCAATACAGTGGAATGACGAAAGAGAGCATAACAAGGATGACTACGATGCACATTGTATGGAGCCTTGTGGAAATAAGATCTTTTATGCCAGTAAGACCAACCGTAATACAACTGGCGAGTTAGACATAGACATAATCAACCCTACCAGAAACGTTCCAGCAGTTGAGAATATCACATGGACGAGAAAAGACAAAATGGGTAAAGGAACATACAAGTTCTTAGTACACAACTATACTCACATGGGCGGTCAAGGCGGGTTTAAAGCTGAGATTGAATTTAATGGACAACAATACAACTTTGATTATCCACACCCATTGAAACAAAATGAAAAAGTTCAAGTAGCCGAGGTAACATTTGACGGAGAAAATTTTACAATTAAAGAAAAATTGCCTTCACAAATGTCATCAAGAGAAATTTGGAACGTAAAGTCGAACAACTTTGTTCCTGTATCGATAATGATGTATTCACCTAACTACTGGAATGAGCAAAAAGGTATTGGAAACAAACACTTCTTCTTTATGTTGAAAGGTTGTATCAACGAGGAAACACCAAACGGATTCTTTAACGAGTATCTAAACAACGAGTTGACGAAACATAGAAAAGTATTTGAAGCATTAGGAAGTAAAATGAAAGTAGACGACGCAGATGGTCAATTGTCTGGACTGGGATTCAGTTCGACACAGAAAAATTCAATCGTAGTACGGGTTGAAGGAAACACAAAAAGAGTACTAAAAATAAAATTTTGAGAGGTAAAAACAAAATGAAAATATATGAAACAGCAGTAAGACAAAAACTAAGGTTTAACTACAAAGGAGTATTAGCAGTCGAGGATCTTTGGGATTTAAATGTTATGGAATTAGATGAAGTTTATAAAGAATTAAATTCTAAGAAAAAACAAATTTCAGAAGACAGTCTGTTAGAAACGAAAAATGTTGCAGATGTTATTTTAGAAACCAAAATAAAAATTGTAAAACATGTTGTAAAGACCAAACAGTTAGAGACTGAAACAAGGAAACTTGCGGCGGAAAGAAGAGAAAAGAAACAAAAAATTATGGCGATTATTTCAAGAAAACAGGATTCAGAACTTGAAGACAAATCCGCTGAAGAATTACACCAGATGCTTGAATCACTTTAAGCATTTATTTTTTTCTTTTTTTAAAAAAAGGGTTAAATAAAATGAAAGAACAAACAAAATTTTTAACTGAACATTGCGAGTTTAATAATCCGTGTGATTGTTATGTCTTGTTAGCTGTCAGTAGAAAAAAGGACACTCCCGAAATTACTAACTCTCAAGAAATTGTATTTAGGGACGTTATTAAAAAAGAAGAAGATATTATTAAAAAGTACAACACAATGTCAGCACAAATTAAAAATTATAAAGACGAGAACGATAAGTCATATCCGTTTTATTTGTATGTATCGCTTAATGCAAGGGATGCTAAGAAAGCGACGTTCTTGTTAATGAAGAAAATATTACACTGGATCGAGGAAGAAGGCAAAGGTGTCGACAATAGTAAAATGTTTAAGAAGTTGTATGGTCACTTTTACTCGACGTTGATGACTAAAGAATGTAAAACTTCGAGTCAGAAATATTTTATGATAGATTATGATAGCAAAAAAGGTGTTATTGAATTTAGCGACAAATTGGAAAAATTTGCCGAAGTTATCGAAGGCCATGTGACAAGAAATGGTTACCATATAAAGACGAAGCCATTTGATAGAAGGAAACTAGAAGAATTAAAAAAAGAGTATCCTGTAGAAGTTAAAACAGATGCTAATATTTTTGTAGAGTATATAGAAAATGGGGAGAAATAGAAATGGGATACATGCACATAGATAATTTATATAAGAATATAGACATAATGAATTTCAAAGAATGCTATGCATTAGAAAAAATTCACGGTACATCTGCACACATCGGATGGAATCACGAACACCAAGAAATTAGATATTTTTCTGGTGGAGAAAAACATGAGAAATTTGTAAAACTTTTCGACCATGCACATTTGAAAACTAGGTTTTGCCAAGAATTTCCGGACGTGAACGTCGTTTTGCATGGTGAAGCATATGGTGGGAAGCAACAGGGGATGTCTGAAACTTATGGAAAGGAATTAAAGTTTATTGTGTTCGATGTAAAGATTGGAGAGACTTGGTTAGACGTGATAAACGCTGAAGATGTTACTAAAAAAATGGGATTGGAATTTGTAGATTATGTTCAGATTAAAACCGACTTGGAATTGATTGATGCTGAGAGAGATAAACCATCCACTCAAGCTAAAAGAAACGGGGTAGTAGAAGATAAATTAAGAGAAGGTGTTGTTTTAAGACCTTTAACCGAATGCACAAAAAGCAATGGAAAAAGAATAATCGTAAAACACAAACGAGACGAATTCAAAGAAACAAAAACCAAAAGAGAAGTCGACCCAGAAAAACTTAGAATATTAAAAGAATCTAAAAAAATAGCAGAAGAATGGGTTACCCCTATGAGATTAAATCATGTATTAGACAAATTGAATAACCCCACAGAAATAGAACAGGTTAGAAAAGTTATAAGTGCAATGATTGAAGACGTATTAAGAGAAGCCAAAGGAGAAATAGTTGAATCTCAAATGGCTAAAAGTGCTATAGCAAAAGAAACTGCACGATTATACAAATTAAGGATATCCAAGGTATAATAAAATGAGAGAAGAATTAATGACAAATGAATATTATGATAAATTTAGTGCTAGAAAAATATGTAAAGTGTTTGAAATTAAGTTCGAGCTATTCGAAGTTCCAGAAATCGAGCTTGAACGTATTAGAGGGGAGGTATTTTTAGCAATTCATTTTAAAAACCGGATTATAAGAATATCTCACAACCGAACGATGAATTTTTTAAAATCAAATAACTATGATCATTTTAGAAAATATGATAATTGCGACAATCCAGGAAAAGGAAAGTATATTTGGGCAGTTAGATATGAGGTAGACAAATGAAACTAAAACAATTATTAGAAGAAGTAACAAAAATGATGCACCCTCACCCAGTATACGCAGTCGGTGGATGTGTTAGAGACTACATCTTAGAAATCGAACCGAAAGATTATGATTTTTGTACACCAGCTGAACCAGACGAAATAGAAAGATTAGTTAAGGAAGCTAAAAGACGTGCTTATTGTGTCGGGAAAAGGTTTGGAACTATTGGATGTAAGATTGATGGTGAGATGATAGAGATAACTACTTTCAGAACTGAAAAATATGAAGAAGGAAACAGGAAACCTAAAGTTGAGTATGTGACTAACATTCACGAAGACTTAAGTAGACGTGACTTCACCATCAACTCCATGTGTATTTCTGGAAAAAAATTATTAAAACTTATAAAGATGAGGGAGAGAAAAGATGAGTAATTTTTGTGATTGTGGATGTGGTCTAGAAACTAAAAAATATCGTGGAAAATACAATAGATTTATTGTTGGCCATAATAATAATTTTAAAAAAGGCCATAATATGAATATTGACAGAATACCTTAGAATAAAGGATTAACAAAAGAAACAGATGAGAGAGTTAGAAATTATGGAATAACTGAAAGAAAAACCAAGAAAAAAATGTATAGCAATGGAGAATTAACAACATGGAACAAAGGTTTGACCAAAGGAACAGATGAGAGAGTAAAAAAAAGTGCAAAAAATTATCCCCAAAAAAGGAAATCCCCAACATATTCTCAAGAAGAATTGAAAAGAAGACAAAATAGTTTTAGAGGGAAAAATAATCCAAATTTTAATCCAGATAAATCAGAATTTACTAAATATAAATTACAATGCAGATTTAATTTCAATCCAGGTTTATTTCCAGATGAGTTTGATATTACTAAAATTAGAAACATGTTTCATCCGACTAAAAACAAAACAGGTTATACGATGGATCACATGTTATCTATTTACGATGGCTTTACTAATAATATAGACTCTAACATATTAAAACATCCGGCAAATTGTAATATATTATTACATAGAGAAAATTCCAGAAAAAACAAAAATTCATCAATAACTTTAAAACAATTAAATAAAAAAATTATAACATGGGGGAAAAATTATGGTGAATATAACTAGAGAAGATATTATAGAATTTTGTTTGATAGACCCATTTAATGGTAGACAAGATTTAGAAAAAGGGATAATAAGAGCAGTAGGAATACCAAAACATCGTTTCAAGGAAGATAGTTTGCGTATATTGAGAGCGATTAGATTCGCGTCCAGATTCGGTTTTGAAATAGAAGAAACTACTTACAAAAAGATGGGACGAATGTCAGTAAAGTTGTTAGAAATTTCTAAAGAAAGATGGATGATGGAAATGGACAAAATTTTAATGACCGACCATGTTCGAAATGGGCTAGAGAACTTATGGAAGTGCAACTGTTTTAAATATATGATACCAGAGTTATCATTACAATTTGATTATGAACAAAACAGTCAGTATCACGATTACACTTTAGACGAACACACTATGAATGTCGTTGAAGATTGTCCTAAAGATTTAAACTTGAGATGGGCGGCTTTGTTGCACGACATCGGTAAACCTTTCGTAAGAACAAATAAAACAGTTAACGATGTATTCAAATCCAACTATGTAGATCACGAAGTATTGGGAGCAGACATGATATTGAAATTATCACGACATCTTAAATGGTCGAAGGATAGAACTAACACAGTCGTAGACTTAGTAAAAAATCACTTGAAGGAAGATAGTCCACTAAGAAAATACGACAACATGAGAAAATTAAAATGAAAGAAAACAAATTAGAAAACACGCCAGCCGTGTTCATTATATCAACCGGTCGAACCGCTACAAGATTTTTAGCTAAATACTTCGAACGTTACGATGGAATATTTTCATACCACGAAATCAAACCGGATTTGGTAGAACTCGGAGTCAAGTATGGACATGGTGAACTTACTGACGAAGAGGCGTGGGACTTGTTTTATATAGACAGAATACAAATATTAGACAGTATGAAAAAAGAAAACGCAACACTGTGTATTGAATCTAACAACCGTTTCTATTCGTTAGTTCCAGTAATTTTAAAAAATATGAAAAATGTTAAAATAATCCACGTAGTTCGAGACGGTCGAGACGTAACTCGGTCAGCAATGAACTGCTGGAAAACTCAGTCTTACGAATATACTAAACGAGTCGACTGTACATATTTTCCTGATGATAAAAATTTTAAAGATTGGAAAGATTTCGACATATTTCAAAAGGTTGCATATTGGTGGCGTAAAAAGGATGAACTAATTTACAAAGCTGTACAGGGAAAAGATAATTGCATGACAGTAAAATTCGAAGACATTTTCGACGAAGAAAACGATTATCCAGGAATGAAAAAGATTATAGATTTTGTTGGATTGGACAAAGAGGTTGATACAGAGTTTATGAAACAAAAAATTAATATTACTAAAGAACACTGGTTCCCGCATTGGACACAGTGGGACGACGAAACAACTAAGAAGTTTATGTTAGTCGGTCGAGAATCATTAAAACTATATGGTTATTTAGATGGCGACGAAATGAAGTGGGAAGATTATCACTATTAAGAAGGAGAGAAACGAAATGACAAAAGAAGAAAATCAATATTATGATAACGCTAAATATGAAGTTTTAGAAAATAAATTCATGATATTAGTATACAAAAAAACACTTTTCGGCAATTTACCTTGGCGCAAATGTTTTGCAACGGAGTTTTACGAGTGGGAAGAGGACGCAAATATGTTTATTATTAAAAGAAAAAAGAGAATAAGGAGAAATCAAAATGAAAAAAAGAGCACTGATAACTGGGATTACCGGACAAGACGGAAGTTTTCTAGCAGAATTTTTGCTAGAAAAAGGATATGAAGTATTTGGAGTAATTCGCAGAAATTCAACGCCTAACACTCATAGAATAAAACACTTGCTAGATAAAATCACATTAATTCCTGGTGATATGACTGACGGCGAATCGATTTACAAAGCAGTCGAAACAGCTAAACCTCACGAGTTTTATAATTTAGCTGCACAATCTTACGTTGCCGAATCTTGGTGCACACCGTACTCGACTTGTTTAATAACAGGTATGGGAGTAATACACTGTTTAGAAGCGATTAGAAAATACGAAAAAGATTTAGATCATCAAATTAAATTTTACCAAGCTGGATCGTCAGAACAATACGGTTTAGTAGAAGAGACACCACAATCAGAGACAACTCCGTGGCATCCTAGAAGCCCTTACGCGTGTGCTAAGGTGTTTGCACACGAATTAGTTAGGAACTACAGGGAAAGCTATGGACTTCATGCAAGTGTTGGAATCTTGTTCAATCACGAATCAGAGAGACGTGGAGAAGAGTTTGTAACTAAGAAAATCACCAACGCTGTAGCACATATTATGACTGGAAAACAAGAACGATTTTCATTGGGTAACATGGACGCTAAAAGAGATTGGGGATACGCTAAAGACTACGTTGAAGGAATGTGGATGATGCTTCAGATGGAAACACCTGACGATTATGTTATTGGAACAGGTGAAACACATTCAGTTAGAGATTTCGTAGTAGCAGCATTTAAAGCGGTTGATAAAGAAATCATATTCGAAGGTGAAGGACTAAAAGAAAAAGGTTATGTCGACGGAACTGTTGTATTAGAAATCAATGAGAAATATTACAGACCAGCAGAAGTTGATTTGTTATTAGCTAATCCAACTAAGGCTAGAACCGTTTTAAACTGGACAGCTCGAACAACATTCGACGGATTGGTAAAATTAATGGTGGAGCACGATTTAAGATGTTTGACCGAATAACGTTATTTTTCGCAATGTTGAAAATCAAAAAGAAACTTCGGAAAACTGTAGATACTTCAGAAAAATATTATGGTAAAAAGTTAAACAAAGAGTTGATTTCGATGTCAGAGACAGTTACCACTTTTTTGACTAGACACCAAAGAAGAAAAGTTCAGTTGCTACAAAAGGCGAGAGAGGATAAGGACGAAAAAATGCAACTGTCTTTATTATCTTTTATCATTGCATTAGATGTCGAGTTAATAGCTAACATATACAAAGTGTCTCCGAAGAAACAACGACATTTTTATCAGAAAATCGGCAAAATTATTACAGACAACGACAAAATAAGTAGTGAAGATATAACCAAAATAACGAAAGACGAAATAATGAACTTAGTAAACGACGAAAGTCCAAAACGACCATCATATTTTGGGTGACTATATACTAGAGGATATAAAAGTTTATAAATAACAGAGATTATCATATATTTAAGTAAAGAAGCGGTGATACGAATTCTTTAAATTACGATCAAGACAAGGCAATAAGACCAAGTCAAGATAGGAAAAAAACAAAATGAGTGAAGAAAAAAAAATGATTGTCCCGACGGCGAAAGCTTGGGACGACGCAACTATGGGTAAATATATTAAATTACCAAACGACGGAACTAAACTTACATTGGGTATTACCAATTGGTCATTCTCAGAAAAAGTGTTTGATGAATCACAAGGACCTGTGATCATGATTGACATGGATGTTTTTGAATACCAAGGAAATCCAGTAACCGACAAGGTATTTTCAAAAAGTGGAGCAAACTTTTTAAGTAAACTAAGACCGCATTTAGAAAGTCTTGAAAACACGTCAAGAGTAAAGTTATCATTTTCACAACACGGAACTGGTAATAGTACTGTTTACGTTGTAGAAAAAGTTGAATAAACTTTTTTAGTACAATAATTGTACACACGCATACAAAAATTGTATGTATTTTTTTATTTTTATTTTTATTAAAATTTTAAGAGGTGATTTTAAATGAAATATTTTAGTTTATTTAGTGGAATAGGTGGGTTTGAAAAAGCCATAGAAACAATAATACCAGATGCAAAATGTGTAGGATATTCAGAAATAGATAAGTATGCTATAAAAACATACGAGAAAAATTTTGGACTAGGAGTCAAAAACTACGGAGACATAACAACAATTAACGTAGGTGAATTACCAGATTTCGATTTGTTATTAGGTGGAGTACCATGTCAAAGTTGGTCTATCGCAGGAAAACGAAAAGGGTTCGAAGACATTAGAGGAACAATGTGGTTTGAATCTTTTAAAATTTTAAAAGAAAAACAACCTAAATATTTTATATTTGAAAATGTTAAAGGATTATTATCTCACGATAAGGGGAATAGTTTCGAACGGTTGTGTGAACATATGTGTAGTTTAGGATATGTAATAGATTTCACTGTGTTAAACTCTAAAAACTTAGGCGTTCCACAAAATCGAGAACGTGTTTTTATTTGGGGAATAAGAGGTGACTTACTTGACAAAGAACAAATTATATGAAGAGATGTATTTAAAATATCAAGACGGTTATTCGTTAGCCCAAGTTGGTGATGTGTTTGGAATGACTAGACAGTCCGTTTATTGTGGATTCAAAAGAAGAAAATTTATTTTAAGAATTAAAAAGAAATTAAAACATCTGATGTTTAATAATGTAAAATTTACTCCACAAAACAATGGATATTATAGGAATACAAACAGAAAAAAGGATTGCTTAATGCACCGATATGTTTGGGAATTTCACAATGGTAATATACCAAAAGGGTTTGACATACACCACAAAGATAGAGATAAATCGAATAACATAATTAAAAATTTGGAGATGATAGAACATGGAAAACATGCCAGTAAATATTCAACCGGAAATAATCAATATACTAAAAAAATGGAGGAACAATAGCGAATGGAAAATGAAAAAGAGACTGTTAAACAACTCAAACATTCAGATGTGGTGCAGTCCATTACAACAAATAAAGATAATGAGCGAGTTAAGTCCTATTATGACAACATTATCGGAAGTTTTAGAGGAACAAGTGGATCAGAAATATTACCTTTCAGAGAAAGCGATAAATCGACTAACAAGACACACGGGATTCAAGAGCAAATTGCATCAACTCTAACTACTGCTGAAATGAAAGTAGGCAGGGGTATGAATATGATTGCAGATTTTCGTTACGATGAAGGATTACGAATACGAAAAAACAATATTACTCCATGTTTATGTGCTACAAATCATTCTGAAAATGATCCTAGCTCAATGCCTGGAATTGTAATAAGACATCCTTTAAAATTTATTAACAGAAACCAAAAAAATATAAAAGGAGATTACACATACACGGTAGATTCAGCAAACACTGGAGGAGTGATGATACAATCACATTGTCCTAGAAGTGGCAATCCTAATAAAGGCGGTACGGGTTTATTAGAATCATCAAAACATTGTTTTACTTTAGATCGATCACCATATTATGTTAATAAAATTAGACGATTAACACCAACAGAATGCGAACGATTACAAGGGTTTCCTGATGGTTGGACTAACAGTGTATCTGACACGCAAAGATATAAACAGTGTGGCAACGCAGTAACAGTTAGTGTGATTGAAACCATTATGACAAAACTAAAAGAGGTATTATAACTTGAGTTTCCCAAAAGACGTACTTATATTCGACATCGAGACGAGAACTCCGACAGGCAAACCTAATCCAGATGTCGATATTTTTAGATTTTTTGGCGCGAATAGTTATAAACACGGCAAGTATTATTTCTACAACGAACACGAAAAAGAAAACATATTACAATTATTATCCGAACATCCTATTATAATTGGATTTAATTCCAAAGAATATGATATGCCAATCATGCAACGAGACGGTATTTGGAGAGAATATAAATCGCACATTGATCTTAGGGAGACAATAAAAAAAAGACAAATCCTTTTAGACTGCAAGCAAGAAGCCAAGTCTCTAAAGAACATGGCTATCTTTTTCGGATTAGACGTTTCTAAGGGAGATTTAGATTATAGTCTTTTGAACAAAGACCGACTAACACGAGAAGAGTTACTAGAAATAGAAAAATATACAATAAAAGATATAGAAGTTACTAAAGGTGTGTATGAACATTTGTTTAACTTTTTTTTACCGTTTAAAGGTTATATGAACGATTACGATCAAGAAAAGTTAAAATGGATATCGGCAAGTCCTGGTGCCTATGCTTATAAAGTTATTTGCCATCAGACTGGAATCCCAGAAGAATACAGTGAAGATACTGAACGAAAAAAATTTGAAGGTGGATTTGTATCAGCACCGTTTGTTGATTATGCTAAAGATGATATATATTGTTTAGACTTCAATTCCCTTTACCCGCATTGTTTTATTCAAGCTAACTTATACTCACATTCATGTATGTGTTGTGATAGAAACGAAAAGTGGGCTGGTAATGAGTTATATCCGGTCAATGGTCGATATTGTACTAAGAAGCGTGGGTTGATTGAAAATTTCCTAATAAGACTATACAACGAAAGGTTGGAATATAAAAAAACCAAGGATCGTCGAGAGTTTGTAAATAAGATTATTTTGAACACGATGTATGGGATTAGTGGTTCGCCTATTTTTAAAAATGTTTATAATTATAACACAGCCTCCGATTGTACATTAATGGCACGAAATTCTACTAAGTATGCGCGAAAAGTTTTTCAAGAGGCGGGTTACCAAGTTTTATATTCTGACACTGATTCTGTCTTTTTGAAAGACGTGTTTAAAGACAAAAAGCGTTTGTTGGATGTTAAGAACAAGATAATAAAACACATCAAGGAAAATCTACCATTTCCCATTGACACTTTCAGCATGGGCATTGACGCCGAAATTAAACACATTTGGTTCTTTAAAAAAGATGGCGAATATCTAAAGAAACATTATGTGTACGTTGAAAACAATGGCCGAGTTACAGTCAAAGGATTGCCGATGATTAAAGGAGACGGTTCGGGCATTGGACTATTAATATTTAATAAATACATGAAAAAACATGTCGAACACGGAAAACTAAAGTTCAGTCTTAGAGAAATTCAAAAATGGTTGGCGCTTGAATTAAAAAATAACATGGAGATTGTATCGCGGGTTTTTAACGTTCACGATCCAAACACATACAAAAACACTTCACAATTACAATACCAAATTGCTAAGAAGTATGGTGCGGGACGACATAGAATAATTGTTAATAAAAAATTTGGGGTCGGTAAATCAAAAAGATATTGTACGATTCAAGAATTCGAACAGTTAGATTTAAAGATACGAGATTTAGACTTAGGAAAATTCTGGAGTGAAATGGAATACTTTATATCGGAATTTTCAAATTTTAAAAATAGAGCGAAGTTGATTGAGACGGCTTCGAAACATAAAACATTAGATCCGTGGTGATAAAAAATGAAAAAAGAAAATAAAATGGTACTTGTAGAAAGTCCTTTTGCAGGTGATGTAGAAAAAAATATAATATATGCGAGAAAGTGTATGAAAGATTGTTTTAGTAGGGGAGAGTTTCCGTTTGCCTCACATTTATTATATACACAAGACGGAATTTTAGACGACGATATTAAAGAGGAAAGAACGCTGGGCATTGGCGCAGGTTTAGCATGGGGAAAGTTTGCTAATAAAACTATTGTTTATACTGATTTGGGAATTTCTCGGGGAATGACATTCGGCATTGAAGAAGCTAAAAAACAAGGAAGAACTATAGAGTATAGGACGTTAGAAAATGAAATTGAATAAGATACACAACATGGATTGCCTAGAGGGTATGAAACAGTTAGACGAAAACAGCATCGATACTATAATCACTGACCCCACCCTATGGGCTAAGTTTCATGGGAAAGAAATGGGACTATGATGTGCCAAGTAAAGACATCTGGAAAGAATGTCTTAGGGTATTGAAACCTGGTGGCACACTGTTATGTTTCGCTGGAAGTAGGACACAGCACAGAATGGCTGTCAATGTTGAAGATGCTGGATTTATTTTAAAAGATTGTATAATGTGGTTGTATGGAAGTGGTTTTCCGAAAGCGACAGATATTAGTAAGCAATTAGACAAAAAGGCTGGAGCAAAAAGAGAAATAATAGGCAAACAAAAAAATAAATCTGGTATTGGTAATAAAAATTGTGAGCATTACACTGTAGGAGGAACAAAAGCAATAGAAATTAATATTACAGCACCATCCACCGAGCCTGCAAAACTCTGGAATGGTTGGAAATCTCACGGCCTAAAGCCTGCATACGAACCGATACTGGTTGCAGTTAAACCTAACGATGGCACTTACGCTAACAACGCTTTAAAGTGGGGCGTTAGTGGGTTGTGGATTGATGGGGGAAGGATAGGGACAGATGTTATTCCAGCGCAAAAACGAGGAAACGCTGTTAATACTGATTTTATGAGTGGTGGTTTTACACCGGAACGAACTGGTCGTTTCCCTGCAAACATCATCCACGATGGTTTGAATGGTGAAGAATGGAGTAGATATTTTTACTGTGCAAAGGCGTCAAGATCCGAACGAAATCTCGGATGTGATGAAATTAAAAAAAGAGAAAAAGCACAATTAGCAGGCGCAAATAATGACAAACCCATTGAAGAATTGGATGATGTTTCTAAAAGATATAGAAGCAAACCAATGTCCAACATACATCCGACAGTCAAACCACTTAAACTAATAGAATATCTGTGCAAACTTACAAAAACACCAACTGGTGGAATTGTATTAGACCCATTCTGTGGTTCAGGAACAACTTGTATTGCTGCATACAAAACTGGAAGAAAGTTTATAGGATTTGATAGAGAAAAAGAATATTGTGAAATCGCCGAAGCAAGGGTTAAACATCACATGGAGAAAAACGAAGATGACAAACATAAGATTAAGTAATAGTAAGATTGGATCATTCGATTCATGTCAGTGGAAATACAAACTAAGTTACATTGACAAAATCAGGTCGACGAAAACACCAGAACAATTAAAGATTGGAATTGAAGTTCACGATATATTCGATTTGAGCTATAAAGAAAACAGCACACCGGAAGAACTCGAGAAATGGATTAAAAGTCATAAAAAGTATGATGAATACAAACTTCACTTAGACAACTTTTTAAATTTAAATAAACATTTGTACAAGTTCCATAACAAGATTAAGCCCGAGTATGCTGAATTAAAATTGTACAATGAAGAGTGGAATTTCGTGGGAATCATCGACCGAGTTGACGTATATGGTGACAAGGTAATAATGATAGACTATAAAACTGGTAAAGAAAAACAGATTAAAGAATTTTATCAACAGCTAGCGTCTTACGTTAAATTGTTCGAAGATCAATATGGAAAAAAAGTCACACACTGGGGAATTTTCTTTAGTAAAACTGGTGGTTACATAATAGAAAAGGTGAAACCTAACGAAGTTGTAAAAGCTGATTCAAAAATCCATAAGTCGAGAAGTAAGATTTTGACTAAGATGAGCGACCCGAACGCGGTATGGGCTAAAAATACGTGGCTGTGTAGATGGTGTTCATACTACCCAGACATCTGTAATGGTAAAAATGACTAAGAGTATAAAGGATTTGATAATGCACGAGAATGCGTTTAAGATTTTAAAGGGAATATGTTACTTCCCCAAAGATTCGGTTTTTAGTATTTGGTCTTTGTCTAAAAATCTTGGAATGTATAATCACACTGCATTGTCTATTATGAATGACCTTGAAAAGTTTGAGTTAATAGAATGGACGAGAAAATCGTCCAAAACCACTCATATCTGTTTATCGGAAAAGGGAAAGTACGCGTTAAATTTGTTGGAGTACATCTATACCTGTATGGATAATATATATACTAAGTAATAATAAAGTTTATAAAGGGTGAAGGTTTATATATATAAATGGACACGTCTACAATTTTAAAAGATTTCGTTGGTCTTCCACAAAAAATTTATAACTCAGAGACACGTTATTTCGAACTAGAGACCACTAAAGAATCTCTGATTCGGACTCTGAAAGAGTTAAAAATGAATTATATGAAACAAATAATTTTAGAAGTCTGTGAGAATAATCAAAAAAAGTTTAAAAATGAAACTCACCGTAATTCAGAATTGAATGCTAGGTTAAAAATGGACGTAATATATTTAAAATTAACCACCGATATAACCAACGTCAACAATTTATTAAATGATATTAAAGCAACATTAAACCTATTAAACAATACTCGAGTAGTATACGATAGGATTTTACAATTCACCAGTAAATCAACCATAACAAATGATTTACGCTAATCATAAAACATGAAAAGAAAATACGAATTAGGCAGTATCGCCGGGATTTCGTCCCGAACTAAAGTTAAATTAAGAGTATTAGGAAACAACCAAGGCAAATCTGTGTATGGCGTTACGTTACCACGACAAATTGCTTTGGGTTTCTTAGAAATCGACAGCTTTCTAGTCTACACGAGTGGATTAGGAATAGTATTAGAACCTGCAGCCCAGGAACAGTAATGACAAAAATATTAACGTGTGATAACACAACAATTTTCAGACCAAATTTCAGTAATATAAGATTTACTGGCGAATTCTCTATAACAGATAGTCCGCGCTATGGAGTAACGACTCCACTATTTCCAGGCATCGTGACTTGGAAATGTACTAGTTGCAGAAACATTTTACCAGTTAAAGATATTACTGCACTACAATTAGACTTAGTACAAACAAACAAATTTAGAATACCTTACAATTCTGGAGTATTATACGTTTGCCCCTGTTGTTTTGAACCATTGTACATTTTTGGTTTAGGGGATATTGCAATTTATAATGACAGAGAGATAGCCATCATCAACATGTGTAATTGGCTAAAAAAAGAATACGACAAACAAGAGAACGAAAACAATGGTTAAAATAAACGAACTTCCATATAGGATTTTAGGATTAAGCGATAGTCCTTTGACATGTACTGGCTTTGCCACATGTACTAAAGAATTATTAAACGGATTATCAAAAAACGCACACTTAGACGTACATTACTTGGCACACAATTATTTGGGTCAGAAACTAATGCCAGGCGTAGAATTTGAAGATGGCACTAAGTTAAATTTCAAATTACACGGACATGGTATGAGACCATATTGTGAAGATGTAATTGAACCAGTAATCAAAGATCTAAAAGCTAACATTTTCTATGTATGTTTAGACACGTTTATGTTGTGGCCATGGTTCTTAAATAAAAACTTAACACCAGCTAAAACTATATTCCATTTCCCTAGTGACGGTGCGGGCAATCTTCCAGCACAAGATGAAGGAAATGATTGTATGAGAATTTTACAAAAAGTAGATTTACCAGTTGCAATGAGTAAGTTTGCACAACGTCAAGTTAAGGAAAAATATAATATGGAAGTTCCATACATACCATTAGGCGTTCACACATCTAAGTTTTTTCCATTTCCAGCTGAATTAAAAGCTCAAAATAGACAACAGATGGGATTATTTACTATTAACTCAGTAACTAAACAGAAAGTTCAAGTTCCAAACTCAGTGTTACAAAACAAGTTTATCATTGGTTCGGTGTTTAGAAATCAACCGAGAAAATTCCCGGATAGAATAGTTAAAACATTGAAGGTATTATTACACGAAAAGAAAGTTGAAGATTTTATTTGTATTTTACACACTGACCCGACAGATTTAGCAGCACCGTTTAACATACAGTATTTAGCTAACAGAGAAGGAGTTGGTCATAAGATATTATTTACTGACATGACGTTCTATAAAGGTCTTCCATCCGAAAAGATGGTTAACGTTTATAACCTGTTTGATATATTTTATTTGCCAACATCTGGAGAAGGTTTCGGTATTCCATATCTCGAAGCAATGTCTTGCGGGATTCCGATCGTAGGAACTAATTATACAACTATCCCAGAACTGGCATTAGAAGATGGTCAATGCGGAGAAGTAGTAGACTTAGTTGGCACTGAAAAAGATTCTCAACAAATTTACCACAACGGTGAAATCACTGGATCGTGGACAGTTGAAAGAGGATTGGCCGATGTATTCGACGCAGCAGACAAGATTTTAAAACTAAAGAACAGTCCTGGTTTGATTGAACAATACGGAAAAGTCGGAAGAGAAAAAGCAATCAAATTTTACGATTGGTCTGTGTTGATTCCGCAATGGGAAAAGTTAATATTAGATTTAATCGAAAAATGATGTTTCATAAATAACAGACTAAATAAAAATGAGTAAACATAGATTACTATTAGTAAACCCATCTGAAAGAGAAATTCTCGAATGTGCTGGTGACAGACCGCCTTTGGGTTTAGCATACACAGCCGCTAACACAATCAAACACAGTTACCCAACTAGGATAATAGATCTAAATCACCAATCAGTTGGAGATATGTTTAGACTAGTCGCAGACTTTGAACCAACACACATTGGAATTGGTTTCACCACACCACTCGCTTACCAAGGTATGAATTTAGCTAGCAGATTATCAGAAGAAACAGATGCAATTTTAATAGCCGGCGGAGCACATCCTTCGGCATTACCAAAATCACTAGAACAATATTTCGATGTAGTTATCAAAGGCGAAGGTGAACAAGCAACATTGGAAGTATTATCTCAAGACATAAGGGGGATACACCGTTCTAGATTAATACCAGACATAGACGTCTTACCATTACCAGCACGATATTTATTAGACATGGATAACTATGGCGTCGAACAGAACGGACAACGTACGGCCACTCTGATAACTTCTAGAGGGTGTTATGGTAAATGTGGGTATTGTTCTAAACAGGTGTTCGGCGGATCGGTTAGAATGTTGTCACCGGAACGAGTAGAAAGAGAAGTTAGACAATTGGTTGAGCAATATGGTTATAACTCATTATATTTCTTAGACGATACATTTACTGCGAGTAAAGACAGGGTCGTTGATATCGCCGACAGAATATCTAAATTTGATTTAACATATAGAATAACAACTAGGGCTGATAGTATTGACGAAATGACATTACAAGTACTGAGAAATTCGGGTTTATCAATGATCAGTCTCGGAATCGAACACGCTGACAATGAAGTATTAGAACACTCAAACAAGGGTATGACAATAGAACAAAATCGAAAAATAATTCGAGCCGCACGAGAAATGGGAATTTATGTCAAAGGATTTTTTATACTAAATCTCCCTGGAGCGACTAAAGAAACGGCTTTAAGAACAGTAGAATTTGGACAAACCGAATGTGATTCAGCAGATTATTATCCACTAACATTATACCCGGGAACTAAGTTTTGGCAAAACCCTAATCGGTTTGGAATAACTAAACTATCTGAAAGTTTTGATTTCACTCAAGCTGGCAAAGAACAAAAGACCACTGGTGATTTCAATGCAGTTACAGATAGCATGACATTAGATGAATTATTAGAAGTAATGGAGACAATTAAAGATGACTAAAATAAAACTCGTGATTGCGTATATTGTCCAGAACGAAGAGTTTTGGATGCCGTTAAGTTTAAAATCGGTATTACCAGTCGCAGACAAAATTATTATCATAGACGGATTTTCTAAAGATAAAACCTTAGAAAAAATAGACGAATTTAATGACGAAAGAATAGAAATACATTCGATCAGATATAAAAGTGAATTAAAAACTGCTAATGGTAAACAACGTAATGAATACATCAAAATATTAAAAGAAAAATATCCAGACTATTGGTGTTTAGTTTTAGATGCCGACGAAATCGTTAACGACAATTTTTATATGTTAAAAAAAGCACTCGAAAAGGCTGAGACAGACAACTTTACTCATTTCGATATTCACATGGAACATTTTATTTGGAACTTATCATTGGTCGATAGTATTTCTGAAAGACATTATGTTCCCAGAAGATTGTTTAAGGTCTCTGACGTTAACAAATATCCAACCGTGGAACACCCAATATTATCAGTCAATGGACAATTAGGTAAAATGGACATGTTTACGATATTTCATTACGGGTATCTCAACGGTGTTAAAGATGTTATGAAAAAATATCACAATCATATAAAAAAGTCTAACATACATTCGAAAGAATTTTTAGATTCGTGGAAAATTTGTCATGTGTTGGGATCGTATCCAGTAAAAGAATACACAGGAACTCACCCAAAAGTTATTAAAGATTTTTTTGGAATATGATAAAAGACAAATATAATAAATTTATATGTTGGAAATTTGGACATTGTTACGATATAGTTTTCGAAGTATTAAAAAAACAGGGAAATATTGAATACACAAAATTGTATGCCAAATGTTCTCGGTGTCATAATAAGAAGGAAGTTTAAAATGAACGAAAAAAAGTGGAATGAATATATTCAAAGACTCAAAGTACCTAAAACCAATTCAGGTATTAATATAACTATAAGAAAAAGCGACATAGAGTTTATTTCTAAATTTGCTGATATTTCAAACAAAAAAATATTAGACATCGGCTGTGAAGAGGGTGCGACATTAGAACATTTTAAAAAACGGTTTAATTGTGAAATATATGGTGCTACTCTCGGTGATACTAATAAAGAATACATAACAAAATGTGATATGCATGAATTAGATTTTGATGATGATTCTTTTGATATCGTATTTATTTCTCATACATTAGAACATTCTATTTCACCTTATATAGTATTACACGAAATACGAAGAGTACTAAAAAAGGGTGGAATTGTTATTATTATAATGCCAGAAGAAGGTGATATTTGGACTTCTGTTAAACAACATTATTCGACAATGACATTTAGACAATTATTTAATTTGCTAAATAAATTATCATTTCGTTCTAAGATGAATTTCAGGAAAGAATATATGATAAACATGAGAGAAAATAAACGTGATATATTATCGATATGGACAAATCATAAAGGTACTATACAAACAATAAATGATAACATATCTTTAATACCAGTCCCGATAAAATGTAACATTATATTCGATGAACATAATACCAAGTTTACATACATCGACGTTATGGTCGCTAGTGATAGGGAGATATGTCATTTTCTGAATCGAACAGATAGTTTAACATAAAATATAAAAATAGGAAAAAGATGAATCACAGACAATTAACATTTAGAGCAATCGACAAACTAAACTTGTAACCTGGTAAAGTTTTAGACGTCGGTTGTGGAAGACAGACAGAAACTAAACAATACTTTGAAGAGAAAGGATTTGAGTGGAGTGGGTGTGATACAATACCACAAAAAGACGAAAATATAAAAGTTTGTAACATGGAAGATTTAAACGTATACAAAGATGAATCATTTGATGTCGTGTTCGTTTGTCATTCGTTCGAACACTGTATGTCACCCTTTAGTTCATTATACGAGTTTAAACGAATATTAAAAGACGGTGGTAAACTACTATTAAGTACTCCACTATACTGCACAGAACAAGTTTTATATAGAGACGACGATCACTATTTCGTGTTAACTGGAGAACAGTTAGCTAAATTATTACATACTTGTCGATATAAAAACATTAACGGATGGGAAGAATTGCAGCCAAATAAAGATATTCCTAACAGCAGTCAAATAATGTATGCGGAGAAATAAGATGAAATACGGAAAAGAATATTTCGAAAATCGTGGCTTACACAAACATTTATTTTTTGAATTCGTGAAATGGTTACGATACTTAAACGCTGACGGAATACTAGAACCGCGGTTTATGTTTTTAGGTTGCGGTTTAGGACATAGGGTATATATAGCGAGTTATTATGAAACACTTGCTCACGGGATAGATTTAGAATATCCAATAAAAAATACACCATACGATAGAATTAAAAAACAATTGGCGTTCGGTGATATAGCTAAAGACGAAACATTTAACTCAATACCAGACAGTTTTTATAATGTTGTATGTGCGTATGACGTGTTAGAACACATGGACGGAATTCAACAAGTTGAAAATACTCTAAAAAACATGTATAAAATATCTAACAAATATGTTATCATAAGTGTTCCAGTTATCGGTGATAAGAACTTAGAAGCAGATCCAACTCACAATATTAAAAAATCGTTAGAATGGTGGCATTATACGATAGGCAAAGCGGGTTTTAATATAATAGAAACTCCGTCAGATTGGTTGTATCGACACCAAATCATATTGGGCGTCAAAAAATGAAAACTCCAGAATTATGCAAAGGGTGTTACCGTTGGGATAAATGGAAAACAAAATGTGTATATTATTGGAAAGATAAAGGAAACGTCTATTCGACATACAACGATAACAAACCATTTTGCCCGAGTAAAGTTAGAGACGAAGAGGAGTTATTCGCACTAAGTAGACGAAGAGAAACATTATTTTTATAGGAGATGATTATGAAAACAGTTAAAGAATTAGAAAAAGAATATTGTATTGATATTCAAGTTTGCTCTAAGAACAGAGTAGGAGAGTTGTGTTTGTTACTACAATCTCTAAGGACACAGAGTTTTACCAATTTTAACGTGTTAATATTAGACGACGGGAGCACTACACCAAATACGTCACACGACATGTTTAATAAAGTTATACACAGAGTGAAACAAGAAAAGCATAAATTGTTTATGTTTAGAAATGACATGAGTGTTGGAGTATGTAAAGCTAGAAATAGATTGATCGAAGAATCTAATAAAGAAAACACCGGAGCTAACTTATTTTGTCGTCTGGATGATGACGTGATTTGTGAATCAGATTATTTAGAAAGATTAGTTCGAGTAATCGACATGGGTTATGATATGTCTTCGGGGATTACTCCACCCGCAGCAAATCCAGAGTTTTTAAGAAGAGCTGAATTTGTCAAACCGATTATTAACAGATTACACTTCGAACAAGATGGTAATGTTACAGTAGTTGGTGACGATTGTGGACATAGTTATTACGACGACACAGTAATCCCAGCCCACCACTTGAGAAGTTGTTTCATGTATAAAAAAGAGGTTACCGATTCAGGTATAAGACACGAATTGGGGCTAAATTGGTTTAGAGAAGAAACGTTCTTTAGCGCTAGAGCAATCTTAAATGGTTTTACTATGGCAGTTGATACGATGGCCAAGGTTATTCATTTAATAACTCCAAGCGGCGGTTGTAGAAGCGTGTACCCTTTAGCTAACTTAGATGAAGAAAACTTTCAATCTTGGATGAAACGAAAATTCGAGAAGCATGGTGATTTCTTAGATGAATACGAAAAGAAAGTTTTAGTTAAACATAAAAAGATTATGGAGAATCAACAATGAAAATAGAAAATATAACAATATTAGGACCAGCATTCACACAAGACGGCTATGGTAGTCATGTCAGACAATTATCTTACGCAATAAATAAACATCTTCCAGTAAGATTAGAAACAAATAAACCAGACGGCTGGGAACACCAATCATCACAAGAGATGATAGATATGTGTAATAGAAATTTCAGAGGAGATGCTACTGTCTTTATCGGGCTTCCACATTTTTGGGAATTGGCGTTATCAACTAACCCTAAAAACTTTGTCGGGTTTCTAGTTTGGGAATGCGACAAGATACCTCAACAATGGGCAGACATTTGTAACGATGAAAGAGTTAAACAGATTTGGACACCGTCTAAATTTACTAAGGAATCTCTTGTGAAGTCTGGAGTACCAGAAGATAAAGTATTCGTAGTTAGTCACGGAGTTAATTTAGACAAGTTTAAACCGACCGAAAGTCCTAATAAGAATGATAAGTTTACATTCCTGTATTGTAAGGGCTGGGTTAAGGGGTCTACTGACAGATCTGGTTTCCAATATTTAGTAAAAGCATTCAGTGAAGAATTCGGGAAAGATGAACCGGTTAGATTGATAGCTAAACTAAACCAAGCATATCTACACCAAGGTTGGGACTTCAAGATCGAGTTAGATAAACTAAACTTAGACTTAGAAAACTCGGCCGAAATCGGTGCAATACTAGAAAATGTACCATTCGATAAGCTGTTAGGTATATATGCAATGGCTGACGTGATGTGTGTACCAACATGTGGGGAAGGATTTGGTTTAACTTATGCCGAATCTATGGCCTGTGGGGTACCCTGTATTGCTACAGAGTTTGGCGGACAAACCGATTTTGTTACTAAGGACAACGGTTGGTTAATTCCTCATGGAATGCAACCGGCTAATGATGGTGTAATGTATGAGGAATGCTCGTGGGCTAAACCTGACATCAAAGAATTGAAGAAGGTTTTAAGACATGTATATAATAATAGAGACGAAGTGGCTAACAAAGCTAAGAAGTCTTTAGAAGATATACAAACCTGGACATGGGACAATACCGCGAAATTGGCTTTAGATGCTTTATCTAAGCTTTAATTTTTCTTTTTTTATTACCTTTTTATTTCTGTAAATATATCTTAACTTGAATCCTTTATAAATGAATTAAAACCTTTAATCAAATAATAGAAACCTTTATATACTGGTAATGTTTATAATCATATATGGAAACAAAGGACATAACAAAAATGGAACAACTAAAAAAAGAAAAAATTGAACATGATGTTTTCATGGATGTACATCGTGAAGAAAGACAATATCAAAAAAAGATTGAATCGCGAACAGCTTGTATTATTAGATGTTTGCCTACTGGAGGATTTTAGAATGGAAGAATTAAAAATATTAGAACAAAAACTCGAACAATTCGATTACACTTACATGATGAGTGACGATCATCGTGTTTGGCAAGCTGGAGTAGATCAAGAAGATTTAGTAAGAGCATTAATTCGGAAAACGTTAAAAGAAAATCCTGGATACAAACAACACGTAAAAGACTTAATATTAAAACACAAACCTGAATACGGAACTAACTTTATTGAAGAGGACGAAAAATAAAATGGGAAACATTGAAGAAGGAATAGTAGAACAAATTGTAAAAATTTGTAAAGAAAGAGATTTAGAAGTTGGACAAATCGTTGATTTATTACCAGACGAAGAACAAGAAGAGTTATTAGAACAACTAACAACAACGTGTATCTGTGGTAATACCTTCGAAGACGATAGCGACATTGAAATCGGAATATGTAAGGATTGCAGATGAATTGTAATGTTAAAAGGTGCAGAGGATTCAGAAGTCTAATATACTACGACCGAAACGTTTGTCCTAAACATTGGATTAAACACTGCGACGACGATGATAAGTTCGATTTGAAGAAGGAGTTTGGTATTACAAAATGATTGAATGTAAACACCCAATAACCAAGGTTAGAAAGGCACACAAGACAGATGGCGGTGAACAGGTTTACCGTTGTTTAGAATGTGATCACACTTTTACTAAAATAAAATATAGGAGGACATGAACAAAATGGTAAGAACAACACTAAGTAAGATCGGAGAAGCATTATTCTACGTATCATTACTCGTTTCAGCATTGTTTACTTTTGGCGCTACGATAGCTGCATACTTTATTCTGAGATACACAATATTCTATGCACTACAAGATCACGAAGCATCAAAAAGCAAGAAGTAATACAATACGAGTTAAATACAAGCCCATACAGACATTCTTTTCTTTTTTATATATATAACCATAGCTTAAAATATATTGTCTTAAATGACACAGGATTAACCACAATGATAATAGAGAACAGAAAGGATAAAAAAGAATACGATATCAGTGAATTATTAGAACTTCCAGAAATACAACAACTAATAAAAGACAAGAAAGATAAACGGAACGAATATTTCCGAGAGTATTATAAAAAAAATAAAAAAAAGAAAAAAAGTAAAGAAAAAATTACGCCTGAATCTTCAGGGTAACTTCTAATTTTTCTTCTGGTAACATCAACTTAGCTTCATCATTATCAGCGCCATTTTCTGGTTCTGAAATAACAACTCCAAATGCAGTTAATACATCATATTCTGAAGTACCAACATTATTACCATTATAAGTCAAGTCGTCTGCTTCTGCATCTTCTTCTTCAAGTCCAAATCTTTCTTCTGAAGCATCTGCGTTAACTACAATAACATTTCCATCTTCGTCTGTTAATGAAACTGCACCTTCTAAGTCGAAAGCCAATTCATAAACAACACCATCAAGATCAATTGTTGCGGTTAAATCAGTTAAAACAACATAATCGTTGTCTTCTTCATAGTATAAACTTGTACCATCTGAGTAGATAACATTAACATTTTCGTCATCAACTTCTAAAACATCGTCGTCTGCTGAGATTGCTGTTACTTGAACGTCAACTCCAGCTACATCGATTTCGTCGAAGTAAATTTCTAGTTCCACGTAATCAACTTCGCTAACTGAATCTAAACACAATGTAATATATTCGTTAGGGAAAGATAGACATTCTGAAACTGCTAATGCTGTAACATCTGAATCTAATTTGTTAAATTTCTCATCTAATGCTAATGAAATACTTAATAAGTTAGTTCCATCGTCTTCAATGTTCCATTCCCACATTTCTGCTTCATCTAAATAGTCACCAGATTCGATTGTCTGTTTAGCACTTTCACCTAAAATCAACATAGCTGAACTATCTGATTTAGTGTCTTTGTTAAATAAACTTTCGACGTAAACTGTAAGACCATTAACTGTTTCAGTTTGACCCTCGCTTACTATTTCTGTTAAACCATCAACATCGATAACAACTGCTGAAGAACCAACATCAATTAAAGTTAGTGTTTTTTCTTCTACTGTTACTGTATCATCGACAGTTACATAATTAGACTCTGTTCCAAGGTATGTTAACTCACCAGATTCTGCGTTTACTATTTCCATATCAATTCCTAATACTGAGATTGATAACGGTGTTTCATCGCTAATATCTGTTAGAGCAACATCATCTTCAAATGTGTAAACATATGAAACGGTGTCTCTTACTGAACCAACTAAATATGGATCAGCTCCAAATTCGTCTTCGAAATCTGCATTTCCTGAATAAGCAACGAATAAATCGTCACCTAATACCACAGACTCTTTTACTTCTATTTCTTCATCATCAAAGGTAATTTTTCCATCGTATAATACAGCTAACTCATTATCATCTAATGTTTTAGAAATACTATCACCAAGTGAATACTCCTTTGTATATTCAACAACTTCATCGGTCTCTTCTGTTTCTGTCACTTCATCTGTTGTTGCATCGTCGGTCACCTCATCGGTTACCGGTTCTGTTTCTTCGGAAGTTTCTTCTTCTTCTGAAACTTGATTTTCTACTAGTTGTGTATACTCATCAGAGTTTTTATATTCATCTATTGAGGATTCTGCTGCATTTGCGATCGCGTCACTTAGCTGATCTTCTGTGTATGTAACTTCTTGTTCTGTACATCCACTGATCATAGCCATAGCCAAAAGCAAAACAACGATTCCAACAATTGTGAATTTTGTTTTTTTTGTAGACATTTTATAGCCTCCTGTGTATTTTTGTATAGTAATAACTATACTTTGTTATTTATAAACTTTATTATTTATAAAAATTATATAATTTTAGTACAGTTTTATTGCACTACTTGTTTTCATTCTTAATAAGACATTTCCAACGATCATTACGATACTAAATATTTGTAATGCTACGCCTGAAAGTAATCCTGAATCGATTAATGCGGTTGCTACTGTTGCGATTGCAGCTAAAACATTAAACCAAAACGTCCAACTTTCCCATATCTTTTTAACTATAACTTCTTCTTTTTTTGCCATTATTATTCCTCCATCATATTACTGATTGAATTATTACAACCACAACGGATGTGAACACTGCTGTTACGACACCAGTAGTGCCGATAATTTTAGCTAATTTTAAACTATTAGTTTTAATTTCCCGTTCGTGTTCTGCAACTTTACCGTTAAGTTGTTTTAGATGTTCACCAATGTTTTTCATTTCATTCTTAATAACTGCGACATCTGTCGTCAAGTTTATTAACATATCTTTGTTTGTCATTCCACTGTTTCTCATTTTTTGCGTCTCCTATATTAAAGTACTTTTTTGTGCCCACGAATATTCGTTGTTAAACGTCCACCAGATATCTTTATATTTTTTCATATCATTGTGTGGGACTTTTTTAAATGATTTCACACTTTCATTATACCAATAACACCAATCTAATACATACCATTGATCGTCATCGGCTAAATAAATTACATATGCGTGACCGACTTGTTTCTTTTTGTTACTTGGATTCTCAACGAAACCACAACATACCTTTACCCGGTAACTCGGTACACCAGCAATCAACATCATACTAGCTAACAATAATGCACCATCTTCACAATCGCCCTTTTTAGTTTGATAAGTTTCTTCTGGTGTTTGCCAATATTCTGCCTGTTTATGAGTAACGAAATCGCCAACATATGTTAAACGTTTTTTAACGTATTTTAACATACCTAACGCGGTATCGTCGTGTGTTTGTTTTTGTTTACTTTTAGACAATTTGTCTAATATATGTGATTTGTTAAATATTAAATTTCTTACATCTGCAGTTAACTTGCTTGAAACACTGTATGTAATACTATTCTTTTTCCATTTATTATTCCAATCATTAGCAATTTTTTCTAGTTGTGTTTTACTAGTTAAAACCAGTAATTCACTGACAAGTTTACTATTTTCGCTAGACAACTTTTCAACTTCTAATAATGAATCATCATATAACTGTTGTTCTTCATCGAACACCAAATCGTAAATCGTTTGTTTTATTTTATGTATTAAGAGTTGTTTCATTTTATTTGTTACTCGTGTCTATGTTGTACACGTACCCCATGCACGAAAAACCTTCGTCTGCTGGCGTTGTCACGACTATTTTCCATGATGCACTTGTGCCAGTCGTCGAAAAATAATGTGGTCGTTCTAGTACAGAAGTCTCGAAGTCACTATCGTTCGCGCTAAGGCTAAGAGTCATGTTAGTGTATGCTGAATTAGTATACCCAGTCGTAATGTTTGGAAAAAACAATGCTGAGTATGCTGTGTCAGTGTTAACCAACGTTTGTCCAGTTACTTGTATTGTACCAGTTACTCCGCCACCTTGAACATACCGTACTTCTAACACCTGCATTGAAGCCGTTTGTGCTGCACCAACATTAGTTTGTACTCCAATAAAATATGTTGCACCAAGTCCCGACAAGTCTACTGCGCCAGACCAAGCTGACCATTCTGTTCCTGCAGTCGAAAATGAACGATAGTATGCGTTCTCTGTTGCTGCATCATAATAAATTTCGTATAATGTGTTAGAAGTTACACTTGAGAATATTGTGCTATAAGACGACGGTCCATCTGCTGCGATAATTCTTCCAGTACCGCCAGATGTTGTTACTGTCCCAACATGAATGAATACTGTACAATCTCCGTCAGTTAACTTGAAATCTGTTACTGAACCATCAGAAAATACTGTATTGTTTGCACTACCAACTGCCGGCAAAGCTTCAGAAGATATCGTTAATATTCCACCACTTACAGTAGTAGTGTTTGATCCATCTGATACAGCAGCTTGTGAATTTGTCCACAACGTTGTATCTAATGCAACGCCAGGGAATGTGTCATACAAGTTTGCAATGTATGTTACACCATAATCTGAACCGGCATTGACAGAATCTCCACTATCATAATCTTCTGAACCGTTTCTTACTAAAATTGAATATTGTCCACTTTCTTCTCTATCAGACTCTGCGTCAATTAACCATTTTAAAGCAACACCTCTAAAGTTAGATCCTATAGTATCTAAAATCCTGTCTATGTCCGCGGCATAAAATATTTCGCCGTCAGTTTTTGGTAAATCTCCAGCAGCCATTTTAAATCGTATCTCCTGTTGTATAATTATTTTTTATCATTATTTATTCTCCTATTTCGAAGTGTGGTCTTAATTCACCATTTACTTCTTTTGTCATCAAATCGTTTCTTAAATTTAATATTGAACATAATTCCCTAACCCTTCCAGCCATTTCTTGTTGATTCATTACTATAATGTGTCCAATACCATACATACTTGCAGACCATGGATAGTCTTTAGCTTCTAATTCGTTGAATACGCCAATATAACTACCAAGCTTGCAATGTAATATTTTTTTATTTTTTTCGTCGATTTCCATTTTAATATATTTGAAATGTGATTTGTACTTGTAATTCGTTAGTGCCGTCAAAATTTATTCCAACAAAACCTTCGTAATTCCACAACGTTCCACTTAACGATGCTCCGCTGCTAAATATTCCTATTTCTGATATTGATGTTCCGCTTAGATCGATAGCTGCAAAGTCTGTCGTGTAAGTAACATTTTTTTGTATTGATGAATCTGTCGATGCGAATGCATTTCTCTGATATTCGTTGTCTAATAAAACTGTAGATGGCGAAAACGCAACGCTACCACTACCCAACGCACAATACGCCGGTCTATTAACCACTGAACCAGATAACAATAAAGCTAACCCGCTTAGTCCTGAATCTACTATTCCCATTATGTTTCTCCTCCACTTACTTGAAAAGCATAACTTTTAGCAAAGCTTCCCGCCAAGTATGGTTGTGTCCCAGTAACGACTCCAAGTCGGCCGTTGTCTGGGTGTGCTAATATAAACTTACTACCGATATCCCACGTTTGTGCTGTCCATGAGCTAACGATAAAACCAAAACTACCAGTTCCCGTTTTTAATCTAGTGATGACATCAGCCGAGTTTACATCAGCTGCTTGTAATTTTTTAACATCTAAAATCAACTGTTTTAAAGTATCGACAACATCTTTCAACGTGTTGCTAACTGTTACTTTTATAACTGATTCCGAAAATACTGTAGTTGAATTGAATTGATATTTAACTGATGTCATTGTTAACACTTCGTTAGAAACATTGTGGTATGGTAAATTTACAACCGCTGTCTCTCCCGGTGTTAATAATGAAACACCTTTTAATTGCAAAGTCCCTTCCTTCTTCGGATCTTTGTTTAATGATAACTGACTTTGTACTATATCGATCGCTGTGTTAGGATCTTCTATATTATTATCTTGAATTACTTTACTACGTTTGCCATACTGTGAAATACTGGATTCATCCTGACCTTGTTTAATTATTGGTGAATTTCTATAATAGTCCATTGTTATCGTATCACCAGAAGGTGGCATGTTATCGCTAGCAACTGTTCCAGACGTAAATATAATCAATTTATCATTAAAACTTACCAAATATTGTTCAGTTGAACCAGGTACTGATACCATTTCGAAAACACCACCAGTAAAGATACTACCAGCAACATCGATTGTTGTATTGTATGGACTATATTTTAAAGTGTATTCTGAACCAGCTCCATCTGAAGTAAATATTTCTCGTATCGCCGTTAAAGTCGAACCGCCGAAAACCCAAACATCGTTATATATTTCGTTTCCAGATGTTTTGAATTTAGCATTCAACGTGTTAGTATTATTAAAAGTTAATCCGCTAGATGTCGTTTCATTTTCTTCGAAGTGTAAATCATTATCGTCATCTACATAAAATTTGAAATTAGATAATTCAGCTAATTGTTCCAAAGCATCATAGACGCTTATGTTTGAAAATGTAATTCGTTCTAATGTAGTAGTAGTTGTGTTGACATTAACTCTAGTCAAACCACCTGTAACGTATTTATCGAAAATATCTATAACAGTCAAACTAACTTCTTGAGTATTATAAACTTCGGGTTCGACTAAATTATCCATCAATCTTGACGTTCCATAATCCAAACCGCTAATAGTTAATATTTCAGTGTTTGGTTTCCCAGTATATTTAATATCTCTAATGATTGCCGTGATGATCGTCTGTGTTGGTGGAGTAACATCTTCTTCTGCTTTGATTGTTAGTTGTTCTCCAACTGTAAACTCATCATCATATATACCATCGAAATTATCGAAATCTATTGACCATGTTGATGCTGCACTAAAGTCCGATGTTTTTTTAGTTACCTTAATGTTTTTAGCATCCGGGTATTCTGTACCACCTTTATCAATTAGAGTATATATAACCATTTTAGTATGAAATCATCGTGCTAAGTTTTGATTGTAATGCTTCTGCCACTACGTCTGCGTCTAACCCGTTGACATTTTCAATTTGTACCATCACACTCATACCACTTAAATCACTCTGGTTTGGTTCTGATAATTGAAAATTGTCTGGAGATGTTTGTAAAAGTTGTTCAGTATCGCCACCTTGTAATAAATTGCCCGCTTGTTGTACCATCACACTCATACCACTTAAATCACTCTGGTTTGGTTCTAATAATTGAAAATTGTCTGGAGTTGTTTGTAAAAGTTGTTCAGTATCGCCACCTTGTAATAAATTGCCCGCTTGTTGACCAAGACCACTCATGCCGAGTGTCGCCACATTAAGACTTGTTGCTGGTATTGATTCTGAAAAAGTACCAAGAAAACTGTCAGATAACATATCGTTTATGTCTTTAATAATATCATAAACGTCTGTTAAAGCATCGGAAACGATTGCTAATGCATCTGCTAATAAAACAAATAAAGATAAAATATCTTCTAAATATCCACTTTCTATTAAAATGTTCACCATTCCCACAAAACTTTCTAGTATATTTCCAGTAAATGTTGCCATGTTAGAAAACAATGATGTAATATCGTCCTTATTATCAATCAAAAAATTAAACATTTTTTCAGTAGTTTCTTTTAATAACTCCCAATCCAACTCTTCAACAAATGTTGTAGCAGTATCAGTCACTGTTTGTAATGCCCCTGCAAATGTATCCATTAATCCAGTGAATACTTCACTTTCAGTTATTGTATTTATAAGAGTTTGAAATTTTTCAGTCAATGGGGTAATTACTGGTAATAACTCAGTAAGAATAGAATCACCAATGTCAGTCATTGCGCTTCCAATTGTATTCTTCATTTGGTTAAACAAATTTTCCGATGTCCCAGACATAATTTCGAATTGTGATTGTGCCATACCAGTCGAATCTGAAACACTTTCTATAGATGCCGCAACGTCGTCGGACGCCGCTCCTAAAAGTGGTAATACAGCTCTTAATGCTTCTTCAGAATTAAACAATTTAGCCAATGATTCTGTGTCGTCACCAACAACATCGGCCAATGATTCTAATGTTCCAACAAGACCCAATTCTTCAATTGCTGCTTGTCCAGATTCAAAGCCTAGAAATTCTAACGCCTCTTGCATTTCTTTAGTCGGCTTAATTAATTTAGTAAGTGTAGAATTTAATGCAGTTGCTGCTTGTTCGGGACTTGCCATTACTTTAGTCAATCCAGCGAAAATTCCCGCTGTTTCTTCTAATGAAACTCCCATCTCACCAGCACTAGCAGAAACTCTTGGGAATGCACTAGCCAGTTGATCCATCGTAGTTTGACCCGCAGCTACTGTTGCTGCGAATACATCAAATACTCTACCAGAATCTTCAGCCTCTATACCGAACGCAGCCATAGTTTTTGTACTTGCTTCGATAACAGAAGATAATTCAGCTGAACCACCTATAGATGCTTTAGTCGCTTCTTCTAAAAATGCAGTAGCTGTTGCAGTATCTGTAATACCAGCGGAAACAGTTTGATACAAACCAGCAGCCGCTTCTAACTCTCCACCGGCTAATCCAAATTCAGATGCTAAACTCTGTGTCGAGTTAGCTAATGCTTCCATGTCTTCATCAGTTCCGACTAGCAATGTTTCTACATTAGACATCGATGTTTCAAAACTAGCAGCACTTTTCACTGCTTCGACTCCGAATATGGTTGCTGCAACACCGACAGCGGCAAATGCAGTTCCAACAGATAATGCAGCGGTTGAAAAACTTTTCATACTCGATTCTGCTGAATTAAAAGTAGAACTAAAGTTATCGACAGCGTTGATTAAAATATTAACACTAGCAGCTCCACCAAATGCACCTAAACTTACCATTATCTTCTTCGTCCTCTTTTTCTTTTAGCTTTGTTTTTCTGTGCTGCTTTTTTCTTTTGTCTAATGTCATCGTTATGTTGTTTTATTAACACTTCGATTTCCATCATAGTTAACTGCGGTATATTAAAAAAATTATATCCTCGGACATGTAACATAGTTATTAAGTCCGACTCATTTTTTATTCTTTTTTTGATTGCACTTCTTTCATCGCTTTATTCAAAACTTCTTTTTTATTACTGTTAAATTTAGATTGTTCCCAACCAGTACTGATTGCAAAAATCGCTTTAACTATCGCATCGGCAAATTTTGGTTGCATTGATTCAATCTCTGACTCTGTATACTTTGGAGTATGACAGTGTTTTAAAATTAATTCGTCGTCTTGCGATTTAGACGTGTCTTTTGATTTACTTTCAGCTACAACTCTTTGTAACTCACCCTTTTTTAATGGTATAACCATTATGGTAGGTTTATTGCCATCGTCGACTTTTAAAGTCTCTAATACTACCTCTTGTGGTAGTAAATTATTGTTTTCGTCTCTTAAAAATAACGTGTCTGTTTTTTCTAATAATGCCATGTCTTTACCCTCCTAAAGATAAAAAAATAAAAAATAAAAAATTACCAAGCGTTGTATTGCTCAGTAGTATCTGCAACAACCACGCTCGCAGTTTGCGGAATGATTGTTATTGTTTGTTCGTTTACACCTTCAATCGGTGTTGGTGAACTCATATCGTCTAATACACAACCGCTTAAACTCATAAGCATGCTAGCACTTCCAGCTCTTGCTGTGTCGTTAACTTCGAATAATACGTTGAACTTGCTACCAGTTAAGAAATATGTGTTATACAATGTTTGTGTCCATTCAGTGGACTCATCTAATGTTAAAGACAACTCGTAATCTCGTGTTGTTGGTATTGGTAACTCGATAACTTGACTTCCATTTAGATAATGTCTAGCAACTAAGTTGTTGTTAACTGTAAGACTAACATCTTTAAGTCCATCAATTGTATTTCCTGATTCTAAGTGAACTTTGAAATCTTGCCATTTATACGGTCTACTAGTATCTTGTGTGATTGCGGTTCTTTCTCCTGATCCAGCTGTTACATTTTGTGCGATGTAATTAACTTCAACAGTAGCCATTTCTCCTTCTGCAGAACTCACAGAAAAACTGTCTACCATACAACCTACCACTGTTCTTACAAAATTATTACTACCGGGTTGTGGTCCCATGTGAGAATCTTCGATTGTAAAACTCGTAAAAGGATTCTTTGTTCCACTTGTTGCATAATTTCCGTTATCTGAATTAACTTCGCTAATCACGTGTGAATAGGGTGAAGGTGATCCAGCATCAACATTACTTCCTAAAGCAAATGCTAAAAATTTCCAATCTTGTGGATATATCGATAACGTTCCCGTTACGTCTTTTGTACTATTTTCGAATTGCGAGACATTCCTATCCCCAGTTCCTGTATATCTAATTCTTTCTTTAGTTACAGTTTCGTCAACCTCGTGGTTTTGTACCAAACCAGGCCAATGCAATGTAGTCCCTAAGGTACTTGCGTATGTTCCAGATTCATAAAAGAATCCTACATAATTTTGATCACTAATCATATATGCCATTTTTATTTTCTCCTATTATGTTATAACTTGATAATTTATATCAAAAACTTTACTTTTTATACCGTTTGCGCCGTCTTCATCAACGTTTACTGCCGAATTTATATTAAATCCCCATAGATTTTGTTCGACAGTACCTTCGCCACTATCAAATTGTTTAGTCCTCAGAGTGGTATATAACTCTTGAGCCAATTTGTCTTTTTCTTTTTCGTTTCGCCCCCAAACTCGTACCTCGACTTTCATGTTAACAAGACTTTGTTCGCTTGCTAAACCTAATCTCCTAGTCGAGAAATTGTTTTGTTTGACGGTGATATGTGGATAGTTTACATACCTAGATGGATAACCAGTTACCACAAAGCTACTATTACCACTTCTGGTCGAAGTAATCGGATCTGTTACTCCAGATGCTATTACGCTCCTTAATAATAAAATAGAGTCTTGTATAAAAGTTGCTTCGTTTACTGTCATTTTCCACCTGGAATATAAAATCGCACATGCGATAGATTGTTACATATATTAATATGATTATTACATTTATAAACCTAATTTCTAGATATATATTTATAACGCAGATTTAATCTCGTCTTCGATAAATTCTTTAACTTTAGATTCTTCTCGATTCGCGGTGTTACCAAAATGACTTCTTGCTGTAATCTTAGACGTACCAAACTCTAAATATACGGCATAATCTAATGGAGAAAAAACTTGAGCACTTAAATCATCAGATTCACTTCGTATAGAATTTTGGAACCGACCAGTGTCGACCGATTTTGGTTCTGCTCGACGACCAGCAATACTTTCGACAACTTCGCTTTCGATAAATAATGCAGCTTTAGTTATAGCAGTTTGAGCCGCCTTTAACGCTTCAGAACTAGATTTTGCTAATTTAGAAATCGCTTGACTTTCGCCCTCGATTTCAATGCTAAAAGAATTTTTAGCCATTATACTTCACCAATAAATGAACCAGCGTTTAATACTCGAATAAAACATTTGTAATATACGTCGTCTGGTCCAACACTATAAACCAAGTTACCATTATCGATAATAGAATAGTTAACAAAATTCGGTGAACCTACTCCAATCTTTGTATATCTGTCTAAATCTGTTGCTAAACTACCAGCTATATACAACTTAGAATCGTCAAATTGAATTTGACCTTGTGTTAATAACTTAAAATCTTCGCCACCAGTTGAAGACGTGACAGGGAATCGTAACCCGCTAATATAAATATCAGCGCCACTTTTAGTTAAAAATGCATCGTCATAATCTGCTCCAGAATAAGATTCTACATAGTACTTTAATCTAAGTACTTCTCCATAGTCATTAAAAATTCCAATGACATCATCTCGTAAATCTGTTCCAAAGCTCATTTTTTATTTTTAAGAATTTGCTTTAAATAGTTTTATTCTTCTACCTAAAATTCTTAATTCTTCTGACAACATTTTGTCTGCACTTATACGTGAATTAGAAATATTAGAATTTCCACCTTTAGAAATCGATAGGTCTCCTAATTTGACATTACTAACATCTGTTCCAATAACTTCTAACACGCCATAAACGTCGTACATTGTCTTGTATAAAATTGAGTTGTGATATTTTTGGTCGATACTAACACTTCCGATAGTATAACCAGTTCGTTGTTCAATATGAGAAATGGCTCTTTCTATAATACCATACATATCAGTTCCACTTATCGATATCGGTACATTGTCTATTAACTTCTGTACTTCCGCTTGAGCGCTTCCTAGATTCCATAATGTTGCCATTTTAAATTATTAAATATATTTAGCCGAAGATAGACGACCCAATATTTCCTTTTTAGTATCTCTCTCGATATTGTACTCGATGTCGATATTATTATCTACCATCCAAGCTTTGATTTCTTTTTCTTTCCAACTTAGCTCTGGTATAATAGAAAATTTTGTTTTACTTTTAACTTGTGGTTTTGTTTCTTCGATATTATCTAAATATCTACCCAGTCCAGATTCAACTAACTTTTTAGCATCATGTTCATTCAGATATTCGATTCGATGAGGTCCATGTGACCCAGTGTATTCAATTCTAACTTTTTTCATTTTATCTTCTCCTATTTTGTATGGTTTCTGCCCATGTATATGACCGACTGCTATCGTATAGCCAACCAGTTGATGTGTTTAATTCTGACGTTAAAGATTTAGCTGGATAAGCAGGATCTCTTTTTGAACTAGAGTTAGTATCAAAGTATATTACAAACCATTTTGTCGAGTTAACTACTAAATCAGTTACTGTCTTCCACACGTATTGTACAGAATCAGTTGTTGTCTCTTTATAGTATCCAAATTCTATTAAGTTTACTACTGGCGTTTCGATTGCAGTATCACTCATTAACAAACACTGTGCCTGTACATATCTAGATTCGTTTAAATTAGTTAACGTTGTGTTTTGATAATAATATGATGACCAGTTGTAAAATGATGTAACCTCGTTTTGTGATAACGATCTATTGTATATAGCAACTTCGTCGATAGTACCATTAAACTGATCGATAATGTGATCACCAGTATTAAAGTGTCTAGCTCCAATAAAAAATCCAGTGGTTGATGAAACAAATCCAGCGTGCCAAGTTTCACTATCTTCTAAATTACCATTCACATACATAAGAACATCAGTTCCATTATATGTCGCCAACACGTTATACCAACTAGTGTTGAGTATTTCAGTACGACCATTCAAAAATGTAGATCGATCTGTACCATTTCCTATTCTAAAATCTAAAAGATTATTATCCCTAATTCTAAAATAAAATCCATCGTAAGTAACATCTGGAATACCAACTGCGATGATTGATTGATACGAGTCAGACTCGGATTTTTTAATCCATGCTGATACTGTAAAATCTCCTGATATATTTAATGCAGGGTCTGTAATATTTATCATTCCATTATCTAAATCGAATGCTGACGCATTTTCGCCACTAAATACTCCGTATGTCGAATTAGGACATATCACACAAGTTCCATTAAAATTTCCTTGTTCATCTACAAATATATTGTAAGTTTCTCCAAGAGTAGCATTATTATTTAATTTATAATATGATACTAATGATGTATCTGTAATATTAGGTCTTAACAAATCCGCGTTTCGTATTCTACAACTAAAATTACTCGGTTTATATATTGTTGACGTAAATATTCTTCGATATTCTACGAAATTTACACTAGGTCCAGCATCTATGATAGACGTTGTAAAATTACCGACTGTCGCGAACAGACCAAAATCAAATATTTCTTTTACGTTTGTTGGTGATAATGTACGATTCCATAAAGCGACTTCGTCGATTGACCCGTTAATTGATACGGTCGGTGACGAAACATAAAAAACATTAGATGATTTTAATACTGTAGAACTATTTAATAACGAAGTACCAACCAATGAGCCATCGTAATAAGCCGACAAATATGTGTCATTCGTACTAACACATACATGATGCCACTTGTAATCAAAATTTGATCTGCTAGGAACACTAAATGAATATGTAGAATCTGCAGTCCCATATAAATCGTAGTCTTCATATCTAACTATATAATTTATATCTTCTGTATCATAATTATAATCAATATGTCTAAATCCATAAGCACCAGACGTGATAACTCTTGGATACATTAAGGTTGAATTACCAACGATATAAAACCATGCACAAGTTGTAACATTATAACCACCGGTTTTGTTTATTTCACTAGCCCCGACAACAGTTAAAGAATCATCATCATTATCAAAATCATATCTTTCGTGTACATGTATTATATTAGCAGATGGAGTTAAATCATAACCATTACCGCTAGTGTCTTTTGCATCCTTAGTAAATGGATAATTTGCAACTAGTCCAAAATTTAAAATATTAGTAGTGTTAAAATGTACATTTACGAACTCGATAGTGTCATCTGATGATATGTTATATGATTCGTACAACGAATTTAAATCCGCAGTAATTGTAAATACAGTAGAATGAAATCCAGTCTTATATTGACCAGTGTTAATATCGAATTCAATTACAGATTCTGTTGATGGATCATAATATTTTATGTCGTCAACAGAGCCGATGTCATTATAATTATATATCGGTACACCACGTTGTGATAAGACAGATTGTTCTGCTGTTGATAATGATAGTTTTTCAATAGATTCTGTTGTCAATGGTTCACAAATTAACTGTACTTTATCGTTAAAAACAAATTCGCAATTATCTTCTTTTTCGTATACGTTTATAACGTAATATCCTAAAATACCCCCAGTTGGTATGATATATGTGTCTAAAATTGATTGTTCGGAAATAGAAGTTTTTTCTATATCTACCCCATCATCTAATTCGATGACAGGATCGATGTCTATATTACCATATTGTGGTTTGTAAGTATAATAAATTTTTCCGTTATATTGAGTAACGTAATTTAATTTTTCGATGTCAGTAGAGTAATCGAAAATTAACCAACCATCTTGTATTGATGTGATGTTAGTTTTCTCTTGATTGACAGAATATATAGTTCCTTCATTCGTTACATCTAACTCTGTGTTTTTGTTACGTAAATAACATTTAGAGTCTTGATCTTCGGGTGTCCAAGTAACACTGTCTTTAATACCAGACGATGTAATTACTAAACTACGTGTTAAATTTCCCTTTGAATAATAAATGTCTTGTGAGATAATATATTTGTTATCTTCTTCTTCGTAGTGTATCTCACTATATTTTGTACCACGTTGTTTATACACAGTTTTATAACGACTGTCTGACAAACAATATGGTTGCCATACACTTTCGCCGAGGTTTGAATAACCTTGTTTTATTTTTAACATTCCGTCATTAAAATATAAATCATAATCTTTACTTAATTCGTTTGGTATAGTAATTAATGCAGTGTCCTGTGTTATATATATTCCCATACCGCCAAACACGATAAGCGCAATTAATGCGTAATTAATAATATCTTCTTTTTTCATTTTATATACCTATCAACTCTGTAATATCTGCAGATTCATATGGCAATGCGTAACATTGATTGTTTACATAATCTACAACGCCTGACGCGTTTAAACATTGTCCGTATTGGTTTACTTCATAAACTCTAATCGAATTTTGGTCGACATAGACCTTATCTGATTTACTAGAGTCGTATAATTGTAGTACATCATCAGCCGACAATGTTTTATTAAGTATAATTAAACTATCAACTGTTCCGTTCATTGAATTATAAGCAGTAATATATATTTGAGTTTTGCCTAAATTTATTGCACCGTCAACAAAACCTGATGCGACTTCGTCTACACCATCATAATATATCGTTGCATTTTTGTCTGTTTTATTATAAGTTAAACAAGTAAAATGCCAATCCCTGTCTGTATAATTTCCTAAACCATAGTTACCTATCACTATATTAGAATTATTTTCTGTATCAATTCTAGCGTATATTTGATTAGTGTCGTGAATACCAGTAAAATGTAATCTAAATCGTCCTAAAGACCCGTTTCCAAGAGTAGATAATGATTCGTAATCTGTATATTCGTCTTCTTCTAATTTAGACCAAATACACATCGAGATGTTATCATTCGACAAATCTAAATCTGATACAGCAGAATGCAAATACGAGTTATACCCGTCACAATAAACACCTTTTAAAATCTTCCCATCATATACCCAATCAGTGTTAAAATCTGTCAGTGTATTATCGCCAACGATATCGTCAGTTTGACTTTCTTCGAATGGGTAATACGAAATAATATTATCTTCCATCCCAGATAAATCGTAATTTTGTGGACCAAGACCCAACTCTAAAAACTCTGTATCCCAATCGATAGTGTGATTAAATACTGGGATCGTCCAATTTCTTGGTCTATATGAATTATAAACATAAGTAATTTCTTCATCTGTCAATGATCTATTCCATATCATAAATTCGTCAACTGACCCGTTAAAATCGTTAACTTGATTACCGTTAGCTAATAAACCGCCAATTAATATTTTAGCGTTTGAATCAAAAACCTGAGTTACTGTTTGGTTTAACACTGTTGTCACATCTTCCTGTTCACCGTCTATATACATTTTAAAACTGCCATTATTAAACACGAAACCGATATGATGCCACTCGTCGTCTCCAACATCTGTTGTCGATCTAAATAGTTTTTGAGCTCCGATTGTTCCAGTTTGTTGAACTCTCATGTCTAATTTTGAAGGGACATTCCTAGAATATACCATATGCCATGAACGTTGATTGTTACCGAAATCGAAATGTGAAACTGGACTACCGCCAGACTGAGACGGTCCTTTTGTCCATGCAAATACACTTAATTGTGTTCTGTTGTAACCAGTCTCTGGATAATCGGGAATAGTAATATAATCATTTTTTCCATCCACGAGATAACAGTCTTGTATTTTACAAGCCTCATACGAACCAGAAAACTCTGTTCCGTCGTGAGTAGAAATACTATCTTCAGCGTTATTTTCTAAACGATACCATGCTGTTAAGCCATCGTAAACACTAGAAGTAGAAATAATTGGTGCTCTTTCATAATTTTCAATGCTAAATATTGTGGCGAATGTCCACGTTTCGTTTTCTAATGCATCATGAACTATTGACCACGAGGGTATAGTCGACAATCCAATGTTTCTAATCGAATCAGAAATTGGAAAGCCAGAAATTATACTAATAACTAATAAAAGCAAAATAAGTATGCTTAATAAAATACAAAAAATTTTTTTGTTAACTTGTTTCATTTTATGCAATTGTATGCTTGTAAACGACTGTCACATAAATCGTATGTGTAGTAATCCCAGCTGCACAATGCAGTCTAATAGGAACAGTGCTTAAATCTGAAAAGTTGTCAAACTCGATTCGTTTAGTACTACCTAAATTAGCATAATAAAATTGTGCTTGTAATACCCCATCACTATCCTCGTGTGCGGGATCTCTCTCGTTTGCTGTACTCGCCGTAGCTTTTCGTAGTAAAGTGAATTTTGCGTCAGCGTCTGCTGCTACTGAATATACGTATAATGCCTGAACACTCCATTTAGTATCACGGTTTAGTGTTAGTGCTTGTTCATAGTCATCTGAACCGTTATAAGCTAATGAATATGTTTCTGTAAAAAGTTGATAATCTGATTGTCCCATTGTTTGTTAATCTCCGAAATGTTTTTTGTTTAAATATATATAAAAAAATAAAAAAAAGAAAAACCCAGCTATATTTATACTGGATTTCCGTCTGCTTTCCATGCAAACAGTTTTGATGGATCTGAACTTTCTACTCCGAATGATCCAGCTTGTGTGTAAATCAAACCAAATGATGTTCCTAAAGCCCCTGATCCAGCGTTAACCGATACTATTGGTGCGTCGAAAAATGGTGTTCCGAATACTACATCTAGTTTACTTCCAGCTCCTGTTTCTCCGGTAGCTCTGAGGGTTGTAGTTTGTGTCCATGCTGTTGGACTTCCGTTGAGTGCAGTCCGTGGCATTCTGTGAACACCTGCTTCAGAAATGTTAGATCCTTGTATATCACCTGTTGAATAAACTTGAGCTCCTGAGATCATTACGTCTCCAAACACTCTACCTGCTTCTACACTTCCTGTTGCGAATACATTCAATCCTGATACATGTGTTGCTCCAATTACTGTGTCACCAGTCACGCTTGCGTTTGCGTAAACGTTGTTTCCTGATACATGTGTTGCTCCAATTACTGTGTCACCAGTCACGCTTGCGTTTGCGTAAACGTTGTTTCCTGAAACCATTACGTCTGCTACAACTTTGTCTGCTTGTACACTGCCTGCTGCGAATACATTAGTTCCGCTTATGGTTGGTGTCGTGAATGATGTTGTTGCATATATAGTTGTACCACTAATTGTTGCTGATTGCACACTAGTTGCACCATAAACATTAGTTCCGCTAATAACCGCTGTTGAGGTTACTGCTTGATTTACTTCTTCAAATCCTAATCCGTCTGTTGTCATATTGTTTTACCTCCTAAAATAAAAACTAAAAATCAAAACCCCAATTAAGAGGTTGTGATTTTTGCAATTGCATTTGTTCTTACTGCTTTTGCAGTAATTCTTTGTGTAATTGCTGCGCCTTTACTATCTAATAAAGGTAAATCGAAATTCTCAACAGTTAAAGGTCTTTTTTCTCCAATTACGTATGCAAATTCTCTGTCAAATACGTATGATGATGTTGTTGTCATACCAGCATTTGTTGAAACTTTATATACTTTCATACCGTAAATGTTTCCAATAAAACCTCTTGATAACATGTCGTTACTTCCAGATTTATCCACTTCTGTAAATGTGTCAATGTTTCTAATATCGTTAGCAACTTCCATTCCTAAAGCAAATGTTGTAGGATTAAAGTCGTTATCTTCTAAATATTGCATTGCTCTTGTGATGTTTGCAATAGTAATTGCAGCTCCACCACCAATTGTATTTGCAGCTGTGTCTAATTGTGTAACAATTAGTGAGTTTTCGTTTTCAGCTAATCTTTTTCCAGCAACTCTAATGTTGTGCTGTAATAAATTAAATTGTGCGTCTTCTAATAAATCTTTAGTGATTCTAATTGAAACACCGTATTTTGCAGGTCTAATATTTATATTGGTGTAATCAACTTCATCCATTTCGATTTCGTTGTACTCTCCAAGTTGTCTAACCTGTAAACTATCTGGTGTTGCCAAGTTTAAATCCAAACTTGAAGCTGTAATCTGTGATGGACCTAAATACATCATTGCTTCACTTCGTGGAATTAAAGCTTTCTCGGTTTCCTCGATCAACATTGCGTGGATCTTCTTAGGAATCAACAGTGAACCCTCTGTACCTTTTGCAGTACTTAAAAATTCTTTAACATATTGAAATTCTGTCATTTTTTTCTATTCTCCTTTTAATAAGCCCCGATAGTTACTACTGTGTAACCTTCAGAACCTGCACTTGTTACAGCTCTTCCGATCGGTACGTTTCCGCCTGACCATGCTGCTGCGTCAATGTCTGCAACCCCATCAGTTCCGTTTGTAACTACTGGTTGCCCTGCTGTTGTGTCTCCGTATGCTCCTACGATACAATCTCCAGCCCTATGTACTACTACTAATGCTCCGCTTGCTGCGTTATGCATTGCGATTCCAGTGAATGCTCCACCGCTTGCACTTACTGCAAATTCGATGTCTGATCTTACTAAACTAGTAGCTCCTGAAATGTTTACTTTACCTGTTGCGCCTGAGCAATATACGAATTGTCCGCCTGAAATTACTTCTCTTGCAATTCCACCTAGGGTTCGTGGTACTCCGCCGTCTAATACAGGTTCATATTGTGTTGTGAATGCCATTTTTTAATCCTCCATTAATAGCTACCGCTCTGGTTTGGCATTTTCCAAAATGAGTATTTCCCATTTGCCATTTTTTCCATACAGTAACCGTTAAAATCTTCACCAACTTCTGCTGTTTCAACTACACTCTTAGTGACTGTTTCTTCAGCTTTCTCGTCTTCTTTTGTTTCTTTTTCTGCTTCCTTCTCTTCAGCTTCTTCTTTAACAGCTTTTAATTCTGCTAATTCAGCTTTCAGTGGAGCAATTTTGTCTTCTAAAACTTGAGCAATTGATTCTGTTAACTTACTCATGTCAAAAGCTTCTTGCTTAGTTTCTACAACTGTTTCAGTTTCAGTATTTTCTGCAACTGTTTCAGTTTTTACTACTTTTTCTTCTGTCATTTTACTCTCCTCCGAATAATTTTCGTTTAATTCTAATTCAACGTTTTCTGCACCGGATTTTAACGCTTTCGCGTGTGCTTCTAGGTGTGTTCGTGATGCAGTTTTTTGTGTTGATGTCAAATCAGTTTGGTCTAATCTAGCCAAAGCAATTTTCAACTGTGGTAAGTCCACTGTTGTATGCTCCATACCAGATTTTACACCAGTTCCATGATGTGGTAATTTTCTCAAACTTATGAGAACTGTTTTCCCGTCGTCATCCTTTTTACCACTAGGTAATATAATTGCAAATGCCTCGTCTGGCAATTCACTAATAAACTTTGTATCCCAAAGTGCTTCTGTGTTTGAAGTTTCTTCGGTTTCAACAGTTTCTTCCTTTTCTTCTTTTGTTTCTTTTTCAGTTTCTTCTTCAGATTCAGTTTCTTTCTCCGGAGTTTCTTCGGTTTCTTCTGCGTCTGCAATTTCTTCCTCAGTACCCTTTGATTCTTCTTCTGTATCTTCAGTTTTTGTTTCTGATTCTTTTTTAGGTTCTTCTGTTTTAACTTCTGATTCTTCTTTAGGATCTTCTTCTTTTTCTTTAACTTTAAAATCTCCAACACTTTCTAATATTGGTTGAATTCGTCGTTTATCGCTTTCAGTTTTAAATTTGTCCATCTGTTTCAATGTTTGTTTCATAGATGTTCCATTTACCCCTGGTGTTGGTGTTGTGCTAAGTTCCATGTAATGAATCCCCTTCGCTATAACGAAATCAGAATCCTCACTCTCCTTTACTAACTTATCCACCATAGCACCGATACTAACTTCTTTGATCCGACCGTCAGATATTCGTTCAGTAATCTGACTTCCGTCCTCTTTTACCCAGCCACTATACGATAAACCAACACCGTTTTCGTCAACGACGAAAGAAGCTTCTAAAGTTCTGCCAATAACATTATCGGTCTTTGAAATATGATCTTTTAAAATTGGTTTGTCTGACAACTCAGCTGCCGTCAATTTAATTTCTTCTTCGGAATACATTATTCCGTTTTTACTAAGACCTGGTCTTAGTGCAATACCTTCAACATGAATAACTCTTTCTTCTATCATTTTAGTTATCCTCTGTTACCTGTATATACGTTGTAAAAATTACTGGAACGTGTTCTGCTACTATTATCATTCCATCTTCATCAAGCTTAACTTCTTTCTTTTTTTCGAGTTGTAAGTCTTCGTTGATAATATCAGTTGTTTTGTCTGCTTCTTGTTTTAAATCTGTCATTTTAGAATCCTCCGAGTTGCCTTTTTAATATTATTTATTTTTTAGACGTTATAAAAATTATATATATAATATAGTTAAATATGATTTATAAATGTAATTTCTAGATATATATTTAATCCTCAGATTCTATATACCTTAAAGTTATTTTAACTAAATTATGTGGTGATGTTCTTACTTCAATTAGTAAGATGTCGAACAAACACATTTCTGCGACACTATGTAAATACACTTCTTCGTCATTCCCAGTAAACGCTTTTTTCCTAATATTATATTCCCTAGTTCCTAAAATTGATTTGTGATCGAAAACTCGAATTCCTTTCGTGGTCTCTATTAATATATTAGCAGACTTGTCTGTTTCCACGATTACACTTTTTAATATTCCACGAATAAGTGGTGTGTCTATGAATACTTCGCCAATGTCTCCGCCGTTTGCTCTTACTTCTAATTGTTGTATTTTCATTTTTTAATTTTTATTAGTATGTTCATACCACTCTCCACAGTATGTTACAATATTATCATCATCTGCTGATGCGATCTCAAATCTATATGTCGTTCCAGATTTCAAAATGATCTCACGGTTTCTGTTCACAATTCCTTGACTGGATGCCTTTGAAGGCGTTGCTCCAGCTAGTCCATTACTCTGAGAATAAATTATTGTTCCAGGTACTGTTACAGATGGATTCATAGCTAAAGTTGCAGCACTTGTATTAGAACTATTACGATTATTATTAAAAGGAGATACAGTTACACCACCACTAACGGTAGCATCTTCATATATTATCATTTCAGTTTGTGACGTACCTTCTATTTCAAACGTCATATGTAACCATTTTGCTGTATTTGGAGTTGACACCGAAAAATCGGCCGATACTCCACTGTCTAATGTTTCGAAACTACATACATAATAATGATCACCACTATGAATTTCTTTATGCTCATATTCAATTGTTGTTAATGCATGTGTAACACCATCCATGCTTACGGGTCTAACAGTAGAATCATTAATTCGCGAATATAAAGTACTCGCTGTTATTAAACCGTATTTTTCATCTATATTATCAGTTGTACCTGAAATGAATTGTGCATCTATAATATTCCCTACAGCGTCAACTACTTGGGTTTTTTGCGAGCCATCTGTTTGATTCGTATCAGTTGATAATCCACTTTTGTTTATATCTACAGTATTAGTAACCGCGACTGAACCTAACATATCTACTGTATTAGTAACAACCACTGAGCCTGTCATATCAACAATATTAGTGACAGATACTGAGCCTATCATGTCGACGACGTTGGTCACGGCAACAGAGCCCAAAATGTCTACTGTATTAGTAATAACCGCAGAACCTAAAACATCCACTGTATTAGTAACTGCAACAGAACCTAAAATATCTACAGTGTTAGTAACCGCAACTGAGCCAACAACGTGAACCGAACCTAAAATAGGAACCCCGCCACTGGCAATGTTTACAAATCCAGCATTTATCGCGTTGTCGAATATTTCGTTACCAGCACCGTTATAATTTACAATACCAAAATAACTTCCGGCTGTTAATTTTAATCTATCCCAGCTGACACCGTTGTAACCCATCAATCTAGAATTTGTATATAAACCAGTAATAGAATTAACTCGAGAATCTTGACCACCATCAGTAACGCCGGTATCTTCGCTGCCATTGGTAAGAATAACTCGTCCGATTATAGCACTACCGGCGTGAAGACCACTAACATTAACAACTCCGACCGCGGTTAAACCAGACTCGTACTCGATGAACTTGTTCATCTCTCGATCTTTCTCTGCTGGACTAAATACCATTAATCACAACCCCCGTTTACATCTTCGATAAATTCTAAATGTTGTCGTTGTCTGTGAGTTCCTTTTCTTGCACCACGTGGACTTCGATCTTCTTCAGTCTCACCATCACAAATATAAGCCTCAGAATACATTAAATCGTTTTGAATACCAGCAACTTTTAGCTGAGAAGGTCCCACTGTTCCAGAACCCGTATAATCTGTCCAATCTCCGATAGCGACCACATCTTCTTGGTCTAATGTTGGGTTTCCGCTGTGACATTGGTGACTAACATCTGAAACACCGATAGGCACTGCATATTTTTTTCGACACCTGGGGCAAATTCTAATCGTCATTTTTTGCTAAGACCTTCGATAATCGGGACGAATCTACATCGACACTGTGGGTGAATTGGAAGTACACCACTAGCATCTTTAATCTCGTAAACCATTCCATTCATTGGCCCGCAAATATCACACGTTCTTTCAGACAATGCTGACACCCATCGAACTTTTTCTACGTCTCTTTTTTCATAAACTTTTAAAGCACCGTTGTTGCTCAATCGAACAACTTCAGTCCTTGCAATCATAATTGGTCTAAACTTTTTAGACAACTGTGTTTTAGGGTTTCCATCTGCATCTAAATCTAAATCGCCTTCTTTATTCATCTTTAACAAATCTGCCGGTTTAACTTCTCGTTCGATTTGTTTAGCAATTTCGTTCATTGACCAGTTGTTAGTAATACCATCATTTAAAACTACTCTCAATGAATCAATTTGTACAGTTGATAATTTTCCAGCACTTGCTTCGATTAAATTTTTCGCCCTAACCAAATCAAACCCGTCCTTTTTAATTGAATCTAAAATTTCTTCAGTATAATCTAAATAATTGAAATTTACAAACTCGGAAATCGTGAAATCTTTTGCATCATCAAACTGGTCAAAAGCTCCACCCTCGTGAACATGACATCCACATAATTGTTCTTGTCGAACCTGTGTCGGTACGATAGGTTGTCGTTCTTCTTGTTCTCTGGCCCTTTCTTCTTCTGGAGCTTCTTCAAAACTTACACCTATTAACTCACCCACAACTTTTTCAATCTCGATTCTTAATCTAAGATCTAAATCAGTTATTTTTAAAATTTCTACTAACCTAGTTAATCTAGCATTCTTTTCTGACGTTGATGGTAATCCCCAAACAAACTCTGCGTCTGCATCAGCAAAACCGTTAACTTCTAATATTTGTTTAAATATTTGTTCTTCGATAACTTTTTCTAATTCTTCTTGTAAACTTGAAACTCGTCTTTCGAATGCATCTAATTGTACATCGGCTAAACCTTCCGATACGTTACCATCACCCAATAAAACTTCGGGTACTTGCACTGTAGTGAAAAACATTCTCCAGTTGTCTGCTAACACCGGTTCAAACTTTTCTGATATTTTACCGTAATCGATAACGCTTAACTCAACAAATGGACCAGTTGCGAACTCGGTCTTGTTGTTCATATATTCTAATTCTTGGCCAAACGTGTTAACATCGTCTTCAGTCGGCTCAATAGGGTCTCCATCTGCTCCCTTTCCACCCAACTTCGCCCATAATGGAGAATTTGCTTTTCGTTTTATCAACGTAAACATATCTTTTCTTGTACTGAGAATGTTATCAACGATAGGAAGTGTACAATTTACAATACCTTGTCCGTATGGACTAGTACCAACCCTGTTAATATCAAATACAGCGACTTCAGCAACATCAAATTTAATTGGATCTTCTTGTTTAGTTCCGATCACCTGACAATATCCAACTACCTTACCTTTATTATCTTGTCTAATAAAAAACGTAGTCGGTTCAATAATCTTATATTCTTTTACGTCGCCCTCTTTATTTTTACCAATTTCTAAACCCACTGTGCCCGTAATTAAGGCTGTTGTGATAACGTTGTCTAACACAGAATGAAATTGTGTGTCTTTCATATGTTTGTTAAGAAGGGCTGAAACACGTTCGTCTTTTGAGGTGACATGAAAACCTGGACCCAGAATAAAATCTGTGTATTTATCAACAACAGCCTTAATAGGACCGAAAGATTTGTATAAAGCGAGAACTTGATCGTAATCAAACGGATGTTCACGAAGATCTTTACATTTTTTTGATGCTTGAGTAAAAGGAGTTTCGACTTCGTTTAATTGAGATTTAAACTCTTCTTCAACAATCTGTTTGTCTCGTTCTTTTTTGTTATAAATTATTTTGTATCTGCTTTTGTTTGTAACCGGAATTGCAGTTTTCCGCGTTTTAGAATCTCTAGATATTATATTAGAGAGAAATGATTTGTTTTTAGCCATCGTAAGAACCTCAAAATTCAGTATATATTATATTAGTAAAAACAATTTATAAATGTAATTTCTAGATATATATTTATAATTGCACAAATAGCATAAAATCACACTTTTTCATAGAATAATACAATCGACGACCGAATTTACCTTATTGCAAATCTACCAGAACTAGACTTTCGCCGTTCTTTCATTTTGGTAATACCCAAACAAGCTAATGCTAATGAATCACAAAAATCGTCGTGATAACCAGCACCTTCAGGGTGGTGACATTTCCATATGTCTCCCTTGACCTCAACCTGGAAATCCATCATCTGTCTAATGAACCTTTCTTTTTCGGGACTTTGTTTTTTTGGTATTTTTAATTTTGGTTCTTCGATAACTTCACCTTTAAAAATCACTGGGTGTAATAACGAGTGTAAACTTTTAAACATAAAATCTTTACCTTGTGAACTCATATTATATCCGATAATCTGAACCGGTAATCCCTTGCATCGTTGTCTAAGCATACTAACTCCCATGTCTTGGTTTCCAGTACTATCACACCAGATTTTACGCAATGAACTGTTGTATTTATTGTTGATAATATCATAAATCTCTTCTACCTGAGACGCATAATCAACACCGCTGATTTCTTTCCACATGATTATTCGACCATCTGCGTCAATAACCGTGAACACTGTTGAATCGTATTGTTTACCCCAATCAATCCCGCCATATAGTTCATAAGCTCTACCATAAGTATCGAACACTTCATACTCAGTCTCTAAATCTATCAATTTCTTATATTCGATAAACTGTCCCTTACCCAATACCCAGATTAGCTTGTATTGAACCTTGTACGCATCCGAATCTTCACTAAGGTTAAGCTCTCGCAATTCCTTATCGATAGACTTTTGATAATTCTGATAAATAGTATCACCAGTTTTTTTGAACATTTCATCTCGTTCTTTGATTGTAACATCTACTGGAGAAACAACTTTAAAATCTTCGGGCAATGTTTCTAACATCTCCCAGAATCTACAACGCTTATAACCAGCAGTCCCGATATACAATTTGGTCGCACGTGTGTGCATACCCATGGGTGCGATAGTGTTATCAATAACATCGTCTAACAACTTTTGTGCTTCTTCTAAAATTATTAAATTCAGCGTTTTAGATTCTGTATTAGAAGTTGATGATGCTGAGAAGCAATAAATCTGTATTGGAATATGCCCAGGTGTTTCTAATAACAATGAATTACCGTTTGCTTCGGATACTTTAAACCCATAACCTTGTTCCATTAAATCTTTCAAGTAACGTTTAATTCTATCGAAATCTGTTTTACTCTGTTGATACTGTGGAGCAAAAATTCCAATATTAAAAAATCCGGTGTTGGGTAAATTAAACTTCTTAACTATCACCGAATAAAACATCGCAATATAAAGTACAGATATGACAAGAGATTCTGTCTTGCCACTCTGTCGGCTGAACTCTGCCGCTAGTGTCCAACCCTCGTTATTTACTACACTCTCGATTAGCTTATTTGAAAATCGCTGCTGTGATCTAAACAAACGTTTACCGAAATGTGTAAAACTGAATGCGTCTCTTGTCTTAAAAATCTTTTTTAATTGTTCTTCGTCTAATTTTGTGTTCTTATCTATTACTATTTCTGTCATCTTCTACATACCAACCTTTCCAAATTGCCGATATAGATGTAATCTCTATTTTTTACTCTCTAAACTTAACGTTTCATCAAAAACAATCCTGTCTTTAAACTCCGCTCGTTTACCCACATTCCAGTTTTGTATCGGTCTAATATAACCCACCACTCGACTAAATATTTCGCATTTAGTTCGTTTTAATTTTACTTCTTCCATTTTATCTTTGCCTCCCGATATATTTCCAATCGTAACTTAATCCATTATAAATTACGAGCTTTCTAACAATCCTGTGTGGTTCAACGTCGAACATCTGTTCTAAGAATCGTCGACCTTGCATAAGTTGTCGTTTTGCTTTACTTGAATCATGGCCATTAGCCTTCAGCTCGACCACTAAATATTTATCAGTGTAAAAGTATGCTATCAAATCCGGCATACTGTATTGTTGAATTTTACCATCAGGGTGCCATATCGGCTCTTTAATCACCCACGCCAAGTCTTCTCGACTTTCCCCTATCAGATGTACATGATGACACAGATAGTCCAACGATCGTTCGTGTGATGCTCTTCCTCGTTTAGTCATACGGTTTCACCATTCTTAACACATACTGCTCAGCCATGCAATAAGGCATCATACGTCCCAATCCAGCCACCCGTTGTAATGGACAATATAGTTTACCTCCACACATAACTCCAACTGAATCAACCCGAAATGAACCCCGAGCGTTGCATATACATCGTCTTACCTTATCATCAAGGTTGCTGAACTCGTTATCTGTTAATCCTAATTGTCTATGCTTGATTTTTAATCAATCTCCTTCTCAACTAAGAAGTCTAAATAAGCTTCCTGTTGCATTACCTCTCGTTCGATAGCTCTACTCGATACAGTAATGATTGGAACTTGACTAATTGTGTTGGTAATATCTGGGTCTAACTCCATCCTCATACTAAAATATGGTGTTAAAACTGGGTCGCCTTCAACATCTTTGTGATCTTGTCGATAAGCTAAACACTTAACGACTGCACGTTCGTAACGTTGTCCCGTTGGGTCGGTTTTTGGTAACATTTCGTAACCAACGATGTGTAACTGATACTCTAAGGTTCCCAGACCGTGTTGTCTCGCTAAATATAACCCGTTCTCTCCCTCTGTCTCTAAAAATTGATTCGCCTCTTCGTGTGTTAAAGCTTTCCATTCTCTAAACACCATTAATGCTAAATTACTCGTCATGTGACCAATACCTCCCGATTTCGTCATAAAAATACATGTGTAAATATGCGCGTAAGTCTGGATCTTCGACAGTCTCCAACGCGATTTCTTCGATCGTCAACTCTGATAACCTGTCCGAATCGTAATGGTGAGCTAATTCGTGAAATATTGTTATCATAAACTCACGACCTGAAGCTATCTCATACGGATTGTAAAAAATCGTTGATTGACTCGGCTCATAAAGTCCGCTTAGCCCGACTTTATAAAATCTTTTAACTTCTAATTCGGCCAAACCGTCAACGATATCATCTAAAGATAATACAAACAATTTGACCTCCGATAATATTAAAAAAAGTTTTAGAATTATATTGTGTTTGGATAGCGCACATTTTATATTTATAGTTAACCTCTTGATTTATTTAAATGTTATTTCTAAATATATATCTGAACGGTCGAATGTGTCTACACCGACTACTCTAAATTTTCCACTGGGTGCTTTTAATTCTAAGCGCGTCATTGTTCGTCCTCACTTTTTTCCGCGATCGGAACCAACGACACACTCTGCAACTCATCGCCTTCAAACGTCGGAACAATCTTAGCAGTACCATCGTCTAATTTGTGTATAGTTTCGCTAAGATGTTCAGTTGTCTGTCTAAAAGTCGCATCATATTCATGCGCATAATCAACTCCCATAACAACATCTGATTTGTCGAACTTCACCTTAAAACCGATATCTTCCGATAACTCACTCTTAATAACCCCATACAACTTCTTACAGTCCCAAAGCGCCTGTTGTATAATATTCCTAATAACTCTTTCACGAATCTCGACACCTTTATATTGGTTATTACCACCACGTCTGTTAAGTTGATTAATCGCCTTTTCCACGATATCGTCTGAGTTGCTAATAGAGTACATCGGCACTAACTTCTTTTTTACTTCTTCATCTACTAATTCTTTCTCTTTTGTTTCTTTCAAATTATATCACCTCTTTTAACTATGATTAATGACGCGGACACTTGCGGTATTGACGTGTTGATGTTTGTGATTCTTGAGCTGGTAATTCGCGATATTTGACGCACCGGCCACTTTGTTCTTTGTATGCGCAACTACCGTCTAATGAACAAATGTAAACGTTAATTCCTTCGCCGGTTATTTGGTGCAACGGGTCTTCAGATGTTCTACATGCTTCGATTCGGTCTTCGATTGTTGTCATTGTATTCTGTACCACGCAGCTTCTCCAGAGCGTTGATGATATAAGTTAGTCGATTGTTTTTGATTACATCGATGACACGTTCTCACGCTTGGTTGATATATTTCGTTATCGTTACTATTAGTAAATTTAATAACACTCGAATACACCCACTCGTGAAACCCTAACCAACATCTAACTGAACTCATCTAAACAGCTTCTCCCAAAACGTTTTCTTTCGCCGCTTCTTCGGCTTAACTTCCTCGGCATCTTCAGTTAATATAACCTCAATCAGCTCGTCTAAATTCAACATCAGCGGGTTGTGGCCGTTGTATGTCATCGCGCCTAAATTCAAAACAGCCATGTACGATTTTGGACTTGCTAAATACCTTACAACATATACACAGTTTAATAAAAAGTCGGGCCGAACGGTCACAAAATAATCGTTGGTCTCTAATGCGTTTAATCGCAATTCGTCTAAAATTTGTTCTTTTGTTAATTCCATAGTATCACCTCGGGGAAATAGCGGGACGATTATAGTCGCGCCCACGACTTTGCATGAAAATGGACCCACCAACCAGGTGAGACTATTAAAACGTAGTGAGTATGATTTGTTAGCAACTTCACTTGTTTATAAATATATACAACCATACTAGTTTATAAATATTATTATTCTATAGAATATACTTCGCTAAAATAGCTCAGATAACAATTGTTAACGGAATCCAAATGTACTAAGAAGTTAATACGACTTGTAATGCAGACAAATCCTGGTGTCTATATCTAAATGATAAAAGACCCGAAACAAAAATTATTGTGAATAAGCTGACTAAATATTTTGCGAATAACTTTTTGATGAATTTAATCATGAGGATCATCGTTTGTCATCTCTCACCCTCGCTCTTAACATCGTCCAAACACTCATCACATAGGTAACTCTTAGTCACCAAGCTGCTAACTTCCCAGTCGCAATTCTCTGCCCGGAACACGTTAACATATTGGTCAGGAGTGTGGACTGCTGCCCTTGCCCCACACACCTGACACGTTCCGTAACACTCTTTTGAAATTTTAGTAGAGTCTCCACCCAACAAATGAATAAATGCGAGTCTGTCGAAATAAGTAATCGGTACTAAGTTGCTAAGTAAAGTCGCCTCAACGAATTTCCCAGCATCTTCAAGCTCGTGTACCTTTCTAAGAATAATAAACTTAACCGCGAACATAAAGTCGCCACGGTCGCACTCTAACTGAGTTAACAATTGTTTATTGTCAACGTTTTTCATGTTAGAATGTTTAAAATCTTTGTGCAACTTACCGATAGTGTCGATGTCTTTGAAATTGATTCCTTTGATTGTTTTGTTGTCTTTCATTTTATAATTTTAATATTTTCTTTTGGTATATTGCCCCAACATAACACTTCCGAACCATCGAGGTTCTCTTCGAAGCATGTTAGTTTGCTATCGCCAGTTTCGACTTCTAGTAACACTCCACCTTCATGTAGTGTATCCCATCTATCTGGAAACTTTGTTAAGTACGAAAAACCAATAC